TCAGCCACAGGCTACCAAGGTGCAGCATCAGCCACAGGCTACCAAGGTGCAGCATCAGCCACAGGCTACCAAGGTGCAGCATCAGCCACAGGCTACCGAGGTGCAGCATCAGCCACAGGCTACCGAGGTGCAGCATCAGCCACAGGCGATTATAGTGCAGCATCAGCCACAGGCTACCGAGGTGCAGCATCAGCCACAGGCTACCAAGGTGCAGCATCAGCCACAGGCTACCAAGGTGCAGCATCAGCCACAGGCGACTATGGTGCAGCATCAGCTACCGGCAAGGATAGCATTGCTCTTGCTGCCGGATACGGGTGTAAGGCTAAGGGAGCTATAGGTTGCTGGATAGTCCTCGCAGAACGTGGAGAATGGGACGGTGATACCTACCCGATTAAGGAGGTCAAGGCGTTTGAAGTTGACGGGGAAAAGGTTAAGGCTGACACATGGTATATGCTAGTCAATGGACAGCTTAAGGAGGTTTAGCGGGAGTAATTAATTAAAATCGAATTAGAAATGAATACACAATTTGAACGGTCAGCATGCGCTACCGATGAATGGTATACGCCGAAGGAGATTATAGATGCGTTGGGTGAATTTGATTTGGATCCGTGTGCCCCGGTCAACCCACTATGGCAAACAGGTAAGGTGATGTATGATAAAAACGTCGATGGGTTAAAACAGGAATGGAAAGGCCGTGTATGGCTAAACCCGCCTTATTCCCGGCCTCTAATTGAAAAATTCATCAGCAGGATGGCAGAGCATGGAAACGGTATCGCTTTACTTTTCAATCGTTGCGATTCAAAGATGTTTCAAGACACAATTTTTGAAAAAGCAACGGCGATGAAGTTTTTGCGCAACAGAATCAGATTCTATCGTCAAGACGGAACACGTGGAGATTCACCCGGTTGTGGTTCCATCTTAATCGCTTTTGGCGAGGATAATGCGGAGATATTAAGGACTTGTAATATAGCAGGTAAGTATGTTAGAATCAATTAGAATGACACAAAAAAGATGAATAAGGAAGAATTTCTGAGCAAAAGAGATGCCATTGATTTAAAGCTAAAAGAATTGAACGGCAAAAAGGAACAGTTGGAAAAGGAATACATTGAATCCAACCAAGGACTTCCTGTTGGAAGCAAGATCTGTATAACGGTCCCGGCTCATGAAAGGTTTTCTCCTTTGAACAATGAAAGGATATTGGTCCCCGAAGTGAAGAAGTTAGCCTATATTGCAGATTATGAGATTGATGATAACGGAGAGGTTGTTCCCTCTTTAAGGCAGTTGGATTGCAATGGGGGTATGTCAGCAATACCTTTATATGTTAATTTAAAAAAGGTTATAATTGAATTAGTGTAAATCAGAACAGGAAGGAATAAAATGATAATAGCATGGTTTAGTTGCGGTGTAACCTCCGCAGTAGCTTGTAAGATAGCTTTACAGCTATACAAAGATGTGGTTTTATACTATACAGACACTGGCTCACAGGACGAAGATAGTCTACGCTTCCTTCATGATTGTGAGCAATGGTTCGGGCAAAAAATAAATATTGTCCGGAGCAAGGAATATACCAACCATTTCGATGTGATTGAAAAGAAAGGTCTAATTAGTAAGCACAATTACTATCCGTGTACCTTTGAACTTAAAAAACGGGTTCGATACCAAATCGAAGATGAATTGAAATATTGGGATGGTCAAGTATGGGGATTTGATATATCGGAAACCAATCGGGCGCAACGAATGGTTGAACAATACCCGAACATGAAGCCATTATTCCCATTAATCGACAATCAACTATCAAAGGCTAATTGTGCCTGCTTGCTTGCAAAAGAAGGAATTGGATTACCTCGAATGTATAAAATGGGATATCACAATAACAACTGCATCGGTTGCATCCGTGGCGGAATGGGTTACTGGAATAAGATTCGTATTGATTTCCCAGAAGATTTTGAACGTATGGCAAAATTGGAACGTGTTGTCGGGCATTCTTGCCTGAAAGAAAGAATAGGTAATGAAGCAAAGGCTTTATTTCTTGACGAACTTTCTCCTGACCGTGGCGATTTCCCTTCAGAAATAATGCCAGAATGTGGGTTGTTTTGTGAGTTAGAATTTATGAATTAGCGTAAAACAAATCAGAAATGAATACTAAAACATTTCAAGAAGTCGCCAGGATTTGGAGTGCTGCGAAGCGACCTGTTATAAAGCATGCCACGATGTGCGCGTATATGCTTACCCTTCAAACCCATTTACTCCCATATTTTGGGACGGAGACAGCTATATCGGAAAGCGACGTTCAGAAATTTGTTCTCTACAAGCTTTCCTCTGGTCTTGCTAAAAAAACCGTAAGGGATATTGTGGCGGTGCTGAAATCTATAGTCAAGTATGGTGGGAAACATAAGTTATTCCCTTATGAGGAGTGGGAGATAAACTATCCTACAGATACCGAATCTCACCGTTTGCCTACTTTGTCCTTAAACCATCAACAGATACTGATGAGCCATCTCACCGAATCCCCAACTCCTAAGAATATAGGCATTCTGCTGTCTCTGTGTACCGGCATGAGGATTGGAGAGGTGTGTGCCCTGCGATGGGAAGATGTGGATTTCAGACAGAAGGTAATCACCATTAGTTATACAGCAGGAAGGATATACAACTGCGAATCAAGAACTACGGAAAGGACTTTCACTTCTCCCAAAACACGAAATTCATACCGGGAGATACCTATCTCAAGACAGCTTCTTTTTGCCTTGAAGGAAGTAAAGAAAATATCTCCGTCCCGATTTGTAGTAGGAACATCAGAACGTCCGGAAGATCCCCGTTCTTACCGTGATTTCTTTGCCCGGCTCTTGAAGCGTCTGAATATTCCGCACATTGTGTTTCATGGACTCCGGCATACATTTGCTACCAGATGCATTGAAAGTCAATGCGATTATAAGACAGTGAGTGTAATTCTTGGACATTCGAATATCGCTACCACACTCAATTTATATGTGCATCCCAATCTCAATCAGAAACAAAGATGCATTGAGCGAATGAGCAACTTTTTAAAAATTAAATAACCCTCAAAACAGATAAGAAATGAAGATAATAGCAAAACAAGGTTCAGAGCTTGAGAATCTACTGAAACAAATGAATGAACAGCTTATGCGCGAACAAAACGAAGCTAAAGATATGATTCAAGAATATTGTGGTTCAAGACCGGATAGCCTCGGATATGGATGGGCATTTGGAATAACCGCTGAGTGGCTTTATACTCTTATTGGATTTGATGATAAGGAGTTTGTTCCTGAGAAACTGATTCCGAATAATGATGATAAGAAGCATCCGTGTTGGAAAATCAATAAACGAAAGAAAGAAGGTCGTGAATTCATTGATAGATGGCGTAGAAAGTTTCGAGGTATAAATGGTCGGCTCCTTAATAAATTTGGGATTCCGGTAATGCACGAAGAAACAGGACGCTACTTCCATTGGCTCCCGGTTGAAAAAGATGGTATCTATTATGTCTCAGTAGGTTCTTCTCTTCTTGATTGTATGCCATCGGCAAAAAGTGAGCAGTTTGAGATAGAGGTTTAACGTATAACCAAGATAGATATGAAACAGAAGTTAGAAGAAGCAGCAAAACAATATGCAGAATCAGTAATTGATTCATTTGGGACAAACGGAATTCCGAATGGCGTTTCCGATATTAAGGAAATGATTGCTCTTGGTTTTGAAAATGGCACATCATGGCTTTCAAATCAGATTAAATCTATCATCCTGGATGATACGTTGACAGATGGGGAAGTCATAGATAACATTAGTGAGCTATTGAACCAACAAGGATGTATTGGAGCGGATTAAAGAGAAAGGAGATTGATTATGAAAGAACTTATTGACTATTTGAATCAATCCGGATTGACGGGATTAGTACGTACATATATGATTGCCGGAGGTATTTTATCTGTCATTGCATTTATTGTGACAATATATATGATTATTAAAATGTCACGTGCTCTTAATGGTAGGAAAAAATCTATGTTGGATTTTCAACGTAGATGCAAAAAAGGGAAAAAATAACTTGTAACAAGATAAATATGAATAAGATAGAAAAATTGGCTGGAGAATATAACTCCACCTTTGCTCGACTAACAGTAATAGAAGGTGAATTGACCAAAGAATGTCAGAAGTACGTTTCTTGGGATACTGTTCAAGTAAGTATTACTGGTGGTGGTGCTCCCATTGTACAGGCAAGAGAAGAGATAGATGCCGTTCCTTTGGAGGACTTTGTTGACCATGTAAATAAACATGGCAACATGTCAGAATGCGCCTACGGACATTTAGCTTGTATTTGATTTAAAACAGAACAAATATGAAAAAAGTAACGATAATATGTGATGCATGCGGAAGAGAGATACAGCCATCGTATTTCCGTAATGCGCGGCTAGATTTCAAGATAGATAAATGGGATGGTGGCTCTGTTGGTGGAAGGGAAGATATATTCATCCAAGGAGCCGACTTATGCTCGGAATGCGCCCATAAGTTACAGAAATTTATAGAGGACGAATTGAACATTCAACCACATCACCCCTAATTGATTAAATTATGAAACAGACAGTAGAAGAAGCAGCCCGCACCCATTGGAATGAAAGTACATATAATAAAGATGCAGAGCTTGCCAATGATGAAAGAGACTGTATAGCTATCAAGGCATTGGCAAAAGCGATTGCATTACGGGCATTTAAGGAAGGTGCAAAATGGCAGTTGAAGCAATCGCCTTGGATAAGCGTTAAGGAACGACTGCCAAAACATAATATTGAAGTTATTATATGCCATGAACGCGAATTTTATATAGGTAAAATGTATTATTCTATGCAATCAAATTGGTGGAGGGTAAGCGATGATGGAAGAACCGATATGATAGTTAATGAAGATGATTCTTGGATGCCTATCCCTTCTTTTGATGAGATACTCGAAGCCAACAGGGATGTACTGGAACGAATTAAAGAGAAAGGAGACTGAAAATGGACATAGATAACAAATATAGGATTCCCCTTGTCGGGGCCTATAATCCGTTAGTTTTTGAATGTCCCGAATGTGGTACAAGTATTCTCAACGATTACCATAAGCATATCTGTGGGATTGCAGAAGCTCGTATTGGGATAGTCTCTATAAAAGAGTGTCCAACATGTTTTACGAAGTATTATTCTCATTTTTCAGAAGCTGAATACAATCTGTTTTTGCATAGCATAGAGAGAGGTGAAAATTTGCATTTTAAAAATGTATTCGTGAAACAGATTAGAGAGGAAGGAGACTGATTATGGAAGTAAAGAACGGAATAATAATAGATGGAGTACTGCATGAGATGACGAGTGAAAATGTCCCATGCAACCAATGCTCACTGTTGCGCATTTGCAGTAAGTCAGAAAAGGAAGAATATGACATCTGTCTTTGTGCTTTGATGAACTGTGATGGCTTTGTTAACCGTGGAAAAGTAAAAATAGAGGAGGAGGAATAACTATGACCGAAGAACTTGTAACACTAGAGACTGCGAAGCTTCTGAAAGAGAAAGGCTTTAATGAGTATTGCAAATATATCATTAACGATAAAGGCTTGATGATGGAAACCATATTTAGAACTAGTAAGGATTTACCTAAATTATTCTATTCTTGTCCAATACAATCCATCGCCCAAAAGTGGCTTCGTGAAACCAAGAGCCTGCATATCGAAATATCCTATATGTATGGAAATTATTGGATATATGATATACTAACAATTCCGAATCACGACTTAGTAGGATTATCTGACAGACCTATTGCCCATTATAATACCTACGAAGAAGCACTTGAGGCAGGATTACAGGAAGCATTAAAACTTATATGATTATGAGAAAATTCACATATGTATTGGCATCTGTCATCATATCATATCTAATTTGTGTATATGAGTATAATATGTGGGACTTTATTACAGGATTAGAACCTTCGCAAACTTGCGAAAGATTACTCGGATATGTGTTATATTGCGTGATATTCTATTGGACTGCAATAGCTATTGATTATGATTAAATAAGTATGGAAACAGCAGAATTAATATTTAAATCCGTACTTGCCCCATTAATTTTTTGTACTTTGGCATTTTTACCTTAATTTTGGTAAGCAAGTGTCACAGACGCATGGAGAATAGGTTTGATGAGATAGAAAAATGCGTCCGTCATGTGCCATATCGTAACGACATTGTTTACATCACCCAGCTCTTGGAACTGCAAAGATGTGGATAAATAAGGAACGGTATGAGGAAGCCGATAAGATTGGAGAATAATCAAGGATGAAGAAATCAAATTAGGAATAAGGAAATGAACAATATTAATTTAAACGAATTGCGCGATCGCGCTTATAAAACCGCTTGTGAACACGGTTTTCACGATGAGGAATTGAGTAATAAACACTACCTTTGTTTAGTTACATCCGAGCTTATGGAAGCTGTGGAAGCAGATAGAAAGGGAAGATTAGGAAAGAAATGTAAATCACGTTTTGAAATGGACTATAATTGCTATCCTGCATTAGTGGAAGAAGAAAAGCGATTTAAGTGTTCCTTTGAAAAGAATGTAGAAGATACACTTCCCGATGAACTTGCCGATGCAGCTATACGCCTGCTTGATTTGTGCGGATTGCGTAAGATAGACATCGAGGATTTTACGGAAGAAATGTTATACGAGGCGGAGGAAAGTTGTGAGGATGAGACCTTTACAGAAAGTATATATGCTATATCCACAATTCCCATCAGATATGCGTATGAATATGACTATCCATTAGAAAAGCAATTAAATAGCATGCTATTGGCTATTTTCGGGCTTGCCAACCATTTGGACATAGACCTCACATGGCACATCAATCAGAAGATGAGATACAATGAATTGAGAGAAAACAAAAATGGGAAAAGTATTGAGCAACAATTTAAAAACAATAAGACGATGAAGCTCACCATTGAAAATTTACGCCAATCGGTTATGATGCCGACTAAAGAAGACATGGCAGACTGGACCAACGGCTTGTATCTAATCTACGAAGACGGACATGCAGAACCGTTTACCGGCGATAACTTCAAAGATTGTGTACGATACATCGGATTAAAGCACAAAGACGTATCGTTTGCCATCTCGTTGACGGAGCATAAGGATGTTCAGCTGCTTGACAATGACAGCCGAGAGGAATTTGGAAATCAAATCTATTATGGGCGTGAATGTGATGCACTATTTGATATGAATGGACAGCGTAACACTGCTCAACTGATTGAGCGAAATCCTAAACTGTCTAATCTGCTGAAAGATGACGAATATATCCCATCATTAGGACAGCTTAATTTAATGGCTCATTATCAAGATAATATAAACGATGTGCTGAGGTACATAGGCAAAGAACCGTTATCCTCCACATGGTATTGGTCCAGTACAGAATACAGTCTCAGCCTCAGTTGGTACGTACACTTCTTCAGTGGGCAGACGAGCAACGGCGACAAGTGCTACAGTTACAGGGTGCGGGCAGTAGCAGCATTCACTTTGTGAACTACCGCTAAACTGAAGATTTAGGGGTTTTCAAATGCGAGTCCTTATAAAGTAACCATTTTTTTGGGGGAGGGATCATTCTTAATCGGGTGGTCCTCTTTTCTTCACACTAACAAGCTATGGACAATCAAATGATAGGTAGTTCATCCCAAATATCCCATAAACTTCAATTAGCCGCACAACAAAGCCACCTTCATCAAAACGACAAAGGGAATCATTTTACAAATCCACCTCTCTAAACGTTCCATTGTATCATGGCTAGCAGTTGGCAGAATACCCAATGAGGAATATCATCCGATTGCTCAAGCAATATGTTCAACTTATCATCTTTCATATTATGTTAACATAAAAAAAAGCGGTAAAACCGTTGGGAATTACCGCTCTGATTTATTTTGAATCAACAAGACTTTATTGATATTTGCCTTTTAAGTTTTCGGTGAATATTTTTCAATAGATATGCCTAGAAATACATTCTTGTCAAATTGTAGCCAGAAAAGATGTCAAACTTTCCATATCATCAAATTCTTTTATTTTAGTATCATCAGTCTTTCTAACTCTTTTTTTCTTCCTACTTTCAGAAACAACAGATAGCATATTTTGCACAACACCACTGGCATTGTGTAATTGAATAATATGTTTTTCTACTAAGATACATAGTTCATCAGCGAATGATCTTGAAATAAAAGAAACATCGCTTAAATCAATTATAGAACCACTATGCTCTGCTATTTTTTCTCGTAAAATTTCAGCATTAGAACGTGAGCGTATTTCAGATCCTAATAGATCATGAAGCTTAATTATTTCTTTCATAATACCTCCTATTTTATATACTTCGTATAATCAAATTCTTCACTAACTGTCAATGGTATTCTCATAAGTATAATCGTGCCATTCCAATTAATAGTATCAGGCAATTTTACATAATCACTTCCACCAGATGCATCATGCCTATGAAATGCCCCTCCTGATAACATAAAGAATGCTCCTCCAAGACCTTCCACAATCATACTTTTAGTAGATGATATACCAAATCCTCTACTTTCAGCATCGGGAAGATCTTTAGTCGAATATCCTTCATTTGCATATTTCAATGCTTCAGCTTCATTGTCACCTATCTTATCAAGCATCTTTTGTGACTTGACATAACTTCCATAAATTGTTATTCCATCATCAGCAATGCATATATCCAAACAATTCTCACGTTTCAGATATTGCGTATATATATAACCATAATCACTATCAGAATGTTGATTTATATTGCAAATTAACTCACTAATCAAATACGAAAGTGGAGTTTTAAGTTTTAAATCTAAATTTTTCTGTTTTTCAATAACTCCTTGAATAATGGTCTGCATTGAATCTATATTCTTATTCAATCGACTAAAGCGACATATAGGGATATAACTTTTCCCTAAATATTCTTTCAACGCACTATTTAGATCCATGTCATCTTTTATCGTCAGCATATCAAAGAACTTAACACATTCTAAATAGTTTTTCATATACCCAACCACATTTTTACACTGTACGTTCTTACATTTGCTTTTATATATGGCAAATGGGAACAAAAAAAATGGATGGAAAAATGAGGTTTTTGAAAAATCCCAAACAGGAACATCATTATTCCTTATTTGTTCATTCGCAAAAATGACAGAAAATAAATGGTTAAAAACACTACCTATCCGTTCATCTCTATCCGCATTTGGAATATTAATTACCTTATTCATAGTACAAGAAAATAATACTAATATTTACAGAAGGATATCTAATTACGGTATTCCTGTAAATTCCTTATTATAGTGCAAGATAATGCTGTTGTACATACCAGTACTCCTATATGACGCAAATATAGGCAATTATATCAATATGACAATACCAAAGATGGCTATTAACACTTTAAATTTAGCGGTAATTCCAACAAGTCAAAGAACGCTTCTGTTCGATTATTATTTTCCATTCCCTTTCTGCAATGTTCACACAAGAATTTCTTGGCAACAGGAAACATCTTCTGACCGACATATCCGCTGAGATATTGTGCTTCCTCTCCATAAGGGTTAATTCCGAAAGCCTTGGAAATATGCCGGCATAAATGACCTTTTTCGTGGTCCCACGAATTTTGAAACTGTTCGGGGGTAGAAGTCAAAGAGAGCACCATTACCGTCTCTCTTCTCCTGTAGTCCGAATAGGTAAGTCCGGTATTCATCCTGCCTTCCGTCAGGTTGCGATACGCACGTTTGAGGGAATCCCCCCTGCATCCTATACGGTACAGGTCGGTAATGATTTCCTTAGCCCAATAAGTGTGTACCGCATAATACACCTTGACGTGCCAATCCCCATATTTCGGTATGTAGAACTCCTGAACAATCATATAACATCAGACCAAATTACAGGAACTCCTTTACCGATGCAGGTGGCAAAGAATTCATCAAACGCCCTGCAAGGGTCCCCATCAATATCATCAAGGTAGCACTTTATGTGTTTGCACAAATGTGCTTCGTCAACCAATGATTTTTTGAAAAAATCTGCTTTCAACATATTTGCAACATAGGCAACGTCATATCCTTTGTCGTGTTCGATGGTAATTCCGTTTGCTTTGAGCATATCGTCCACCTCATCTTTACTCCAAGGGTCAAGTTTCTTTTCCTTGCCTGTTGCCTCGTCTTTCACTTTCATTTTTGAAACAGCCCATTCGTAAAGTTTTTTACTGAAATGGAATCCATACGATTCCAGGTATTCTTGCATTCCTGATGGGAATTTGCTATATGTATCTAATCTTTGTTCCATAGCCTTAATTTAAAAAGAGGGGCGTTTCACCCCTCCTGTTATTAATAGAATTCACCGTTAGAGCGTCTGCGTCTGCGTTCGCCCATTTCATCCATACGCGGATATTCAGGAAAGTATCCGGGGTATCTGCGTTCATCCATGCCGGATGAGCTTCCACCACCTGAATAACTTCTCCCACCATCACGGAAACCCATCTCTCCGCGCATCTCTCTCATGGCTTTTTCGTAACCTTTGCGGCAGCCTTCCTTGTAGGCTTCCTCCACTTCGTCACCTCTCATACCGAAGCCGCGTCCGTAATCGTCACGCCCTTCTTCTAATATTTCCCACATTCCCATAATCATTTCTTGTTTTTAGATGCTTCAACCACTCCGAGCTGTTCCATTAACTTCTGATTCTGTGCAATGAGGTCAGCCATATTTTTGCTCATTTCCTGCATGTTCTTATCCATATTGGACATTTGCCCTTTCAATGCGGATATTTCCTGCTCCTGCTGTTGCTTGGCTGCAAATTCAGGGTTCAGCATGGCAAGCATTTGGTCACATACCCTAAGAAAGTTCTGATGATATTCCACACTTTTTAGGACATCCTCACTTTTCTGCTTCATGGTAAGGACCTCAGTATTCATTTCGTCTCTTGACCCTGTAATCAGCATCCCTGTCTTAATATCATCGGCAATATTGGCATTAGCCGGTATCTCTTGCAAATTGACATTCTGTCCGTTTATATTCACGACAAAATCAATAACCTGTACCGGCTGTGGATAAGGCATGTTGGGAACAGTCTTATATATGGTTTTTATGGGGCTTACATTAACGACCTGCCCACATTCCAAACTTGGATTTGCACCTCTATGAAGAAGATATAATGTACTGTTTACTCGTAAGTTTTGAAACATGATTGTTTGATTTTAAAGGAGTGTGGCTATTCCCATTTTGGGAATCACCACAAAACTCCATGTTAATTATTACTTGCTCCTTAAAGAAGCTGTTTCTGCTGTAGGAGCCGGAGCCGCTGTCGGTCTGTATCCACCATTAACAAGATACAATTCGTTGGTGTACTTGTTATAGTGAATTTTATAGATGCCTGTTCCGGCTAAGTTTTCAACAGTCACAGGCTCATTGTTATAAGCCATCAACGGTCTTGTGTCCCCATTAGTCCCTATCAGTATCGGAAGAGTTGCAGTCGTGCCGGCAGGTATAGCCTGACGGAGGCTGATATAGAACCCTCCAACATAATCCCTGTTACGGAATGCGTGGTTAGGAAGTTCCAAAGTAACATTCTCCGTGCCGACGGTCACAGCCACCGTAGGAAGAGTGTTGAAATTTGTTCTTCCGATTGATGGGAATAGGGATGGGAATCCTGTAAAAAAGTTAGGCCACATATCTACCTCCTTTCTTACCGGATTAACCCCAGTAGTTGTTGCAACCACATCCACTACGTCCGTATACAGCGTCACCCATATATGCACCGTAGGCGGCTGCGCGGAAACAATCTGTATTAATAGCGGTTAAATTGGGGTATTGAACACTCACAGTATTGGGGAGCTTGCATTTGATTCCATCAACGTCTCCTTGTAATGCCTGCAATCCGGCTGCTAAAGGAGCAATCTGTTGTCCTACTGCACTCAGGATAGTGGCGTTCTGATTACGCTGGGATATTTCGGCTGTTAAAGTAGCCTTTTCCGCAGTAAGAGATGCAATCTTGTCCTGCAATGCCTGATTTTGAATTGCATCAAGTTTGGCAAGGATAGCATTCGTATTTGCAGTAGCCCCGTCACGCAATGACAACGCATTGTTGTTCATTGTATTGGTAAGGGCATTCATTGATTCGCAATTCTGCAAACGTCCTTCATAGCCTTGTCTTTCAATAGCTGTTTGCGTTTTGCAGCAACAATCGGCAAGTTGAGTAAGGATAGACTGGTTGCCTGACTGCATAGCATTAATAATCTGGTTGGTTGACAATCCCACCTGATTACCTACTTGTGTAATGCTATTCTGAACATTGCACAATGCTGTCTGAACCTGTTGGGTAGAGCAGTTGAATGAAGAAGCCAATTGAGAGATAGCATTACCGTTACCCTGAATAGCTTGCATCAACAATTCGCGTCCTGCGTTTCCTGCCAATTCTGCCGGAAGTCCGTTAGCTCCGTTTCCTCCACGTCCACCGAACAAACCGCCACCGTTGCCGTTCCATCCAAAGATACTTGCTATCACAACAAGCCAGATAATGCTCCACCATCCGTCCTGTCCTCCAAAGCCGTTGCCGTTATTCATCAAGGCAAGCAGGTTAGGGTCTATCCCCTTGTTCCCAAACATTCCGGGAAGCATGGCGGTAATGTCAAGCTTGCTACCGCCTGAACCTCCATTGCCTCCGTCTGAATTAAAAACATAAGTTCTTTCCATAAGTATTTGTATTTTGTATCCCGGTCAAAATTGACCGTATGCAAAAGTACATATGTTGTAACTTATGTAAAATCAGTTGTTTCCCAATGATTTCTTTATATTATCCCAATATATTCTCAACATTTTCCCACTTTCCATCCTCTCATAGAAATTTGATATCATGTAGTTGACAGCACGTTTGGTTTTGTGGATATGAACGGCTATTTGTGAAGGGTACATGCCGCTTTCAGACAGGAGAGACACAAGAAGATACCTGGCATCCACTGTTTCCATGTTTTTATCAGAGGATAATATTTGGTCTACAGGCACTTCGGTTTCTTTTGAAACAATATTAATTATCTTGGCAAAGATTTCTGATTTGCACATAGTTTTTTCTAATTTTTATGCTTATCTTTGCCTCGCCACATAAAACATGAGATTTTGATGAACAAAGCATAAGATATTTATGTTGAAGATATTAGCCCCCAACATCAGGTATCTTATGCTTTATCATGTTTTTATGTGGCAATATTAATATGATGTATGTTGGGGGCTTTTTTTTAATTCTTAGCCCCCGAAAGAACTGCTTTTGTTATTTTTGAGTAATTGCTACGCTTCTACTCGTAGCGTTGTGAGGATAATCCTCGGTATAGTGTTCTATTTCATTTTGAACCTCCTTTCTTCTTTATCATCCAAATAATAATAAACAGCAATACAAAGATAATACCTAAAGAAAAATCACCAAAATTAATCTTGACTTCCTGCCACCATGTTAGCTCTTTTTCTACCGGGTAAGGAACTTGAACTTCGCGTACACGGTCAACATATAAGGTATCTGTTCTTCCTCTATCCCTGTACTGCGTGCGCCATCGCTCAACGAATACTGTGTCACCCTTCTCACGAATGTAGATAGAATCCTTAATGTGGATTGAATCTCTCTCGTGGATGGTGAGATACAAACTGTCTACACGTACAGTTTCAACAGGCACATACTTTACACTACGGCATGATGAACATATTGCCAACGTCAGCAATATGACACAATAAATTATGGTTTTCATAAGCTTGCAACATTAACATACAACCCTACCAAGCTGCTTAAGTCATGGGTCAATGCCTGACCGCTGTCCCTTGTGCAGATATACAATACATCATTCTGAGTATAGTACTTGTCTCTGAATATCTCCATAGGAGGTGTATAAGGTATCGGGTCATCCTTGGTGCCTGATGCGGTCTCTACAACCACTTCGTAGAGTGCTGCCGTAGCCATGCCGGGATATTGGCTCTCCAAAACCATAGGGATATCTTGCCGGACCTTATACAGGTGTTCCTTGTAATTAACCTTATCCCCCTTGGATAAGGATTCGTCTATATATTCCGCCCAATCGGGATACAGCGATTTAACCTTCAGGGATTCGCTGTCTGTCAGGCTCAATGTCTGTATCTGTTTTTTGGCGGATTCCACCATGTTTTGTGCGGATGCAGCCAATATGTAATCAGCACTATAAGGTTGCGGTTCGTGATTCCATTCTTCCGATTCCATGATTTGTACAAATTCGGGGTCATCCATTCTGTAGGTGGGGAAGGAGTCCCTTGGGAAGAGGTTAACGAATTCCTCATGCAGCACTACTTTCGTACCGTCTGCGTTGCTTCGCATTGTCGGAAGTGCCAACAATCCATGTTGGGTCAGCCATTCCACTGTAACGATTGTATATCTCATTGTCCAATTATATTAGTTAATACATAATCAATTAATTCTTGCTCTGTGAATCCGTCTGCCTCTGTTGGTATGGAGTCGAAGGCTATGGAGTTGTAGAAGGCGATTCTAGAATAATAATCACCACCTAGATTATATCTAGAAAAAACGCATGTCCTATCCTCACTAAGAGGGACTGCATTGTTTACAATTGTAAAAGTATGTTTTATATCAAATAACTCTTCAGGATAAATAGACTTGTTCAATACACCATTTATATAAGTTACATTATTTGGATTTTCGTAATTATACGCAATGTCATTCGGGTGAGCAATTACCCTGAAATCGTCACCATATTTTTTGATTTGCGAATAATAGTCTTTTCGACTATTATAGTCCCCTATCGGATTAACCGTCATAAACAGCATCTTCACTCCACTACTCAGATTCTCTACCAATCCGTAATCATCTACACCATCTGTCACTAATGCACCGGGATATTCGGGTATCTGAGTAATGGTGATGTCTGTGGAGTAGGGTTGATCGGAGATAACAGATATATAATTATATCCAACTTTACCTTGATTAGTATCTAATTCTATATAATTATCTCCATTATGTAACTCAACTCTATTGTCGTATGCAGTATATTGGGCAACGTAAACTTTATTATCGTCTAATATCCCTTCAACATGCCATTTGCAATAGATTATTCTTTCAACCATGTTTTTAGCTCTATAATACCCGAATTTGTCCCAATCTTGTGCCGGTTTCCCTTTAATTTGTCTGCCATTTATATGGTCGAATCTAATATCAATTACATCATTTACTTTAACAAACGCCTCATTCTTATACCCATCTACACCGCTCATCATGTCGAAGAGAAAGTTGGTTAACTTCATATTCCTTTTCCGACCTGACAGGTCCTGTAGATACCCCGATACCTTAAGTATATCATTGGTGGGAACAGATGTACCGCTAGGAAGAATAGTTATCTTGAGGTTGGAGTAAGTGGTAACACCTATTATTGCTATTTCTATACCTTTATAATTAATGGGAGTCAAGCTAAATTTATATACACCATCGCTTACAATTTCATCTGTACCATCAAAAGCACTTACCCATTGATTATCGTTCTTTTGTACAATCACCTTAATTTTAGCCTCATTTGAAGCTCCTTCTACCTTGATTAAATCACCTTTAGTTAAAAACAAAGATTTATCATTTATATAGTAGCCCAAATCAGTATCTCCTTCGTTTCTTCTTCCATTGAGAATGATTTCATTCTCTGTTTGCTTACCGATAGCTTTACCAATCGGACCTTTACGCCACTTTGTAAAATTAGTGTGATACACATCCATCGGTTTGCTCATGTCATAATAGAATGAGATATGCTCCCTTATCCATTGAGGGATAGGGGAAGGCTTGGAAGCACCGCCACCCGAACGGATTTCGCCAATGTGATTCAGTGCGATTGTATTCAACCGCACCGAATTTAAAGATATTGTGTTAACCTTCATATCACTCCAAAATTAATGCCTTGACAGGCTTAACATTGCACTGAATCTTGATATGCTGCTCACCAATAACACCTTCGATGTTCTTCTGCCAAACCGACCCGACACCGTAATCGACTACAAACGCCACCCAATTCTCACCGTCCAAACTCTGATACAATACCACCTTGGACGGATGTGTATCGAATACCAATTGCAAACCAAATGTAGACGCAGCAGGCTGAAACTTATACTCCTGATTGGAGCCGGATGCTGCAAAATTGCCGGTTATATCCTTTAATGCCATAATTGTAGATTTAATTGTTAAACGATTTCAATTGTAATACTTTCGCCTCTTCTCTGTGCATCCTCTATCAGCACATTGAGCTTATCGGATGTATATCGGGATTCGGTCAATCGCCCGACTTCCGTATTCCTTCCGACAAGTATGCAGCCGGCAGAGTCATCGGCAGTATTCCCCGGATGTATCAAGATGCCTTCAAAGGCAGGGACGTTAAGCAATCGTGGCAGGTTTCTGCCAAACTTGGGAGACCAGTTATATACCACTTTATATTCTCCGTAAGGGATGGCGGTTTTGCCATATACCTTCTTTTCATTGCTCAAATCACGGACGGTGTCTTCCAACGTGTTGCAGAAAAACTTCCCGTCTACGAACAGTCTGCCCACCGTATAAGCGGGTTTCTTCCATAATCTTTCCACTCTTAATTTCATATTATATATTTTTTATATTTAAATAATTTATGTATGTTTGCGACAGTATTTAATTATACTGCTTTTCATAAAAGATATGACGATAACTATGCCGGTATAGCGATACCGGCTTTTTTATTCCTTTTTTTCCTCCTTCTTGGATTCAAATAATATCTGTGCAGCCAATTTTGCGATATCTTCCTTGTTTTCAATTATAACACTCATCGTTTTCTCCGCTTTCCTCAATTCCGCCTTTTCCCATGATTTTTCCCTTACCGATATAAATTCGCAGAATATACAATAGACTGTCCAAATCATAGAGAAGACAGGGAAAGGGATAACGACACAGCATAGTAAGTCGATAAAGCACAACTCCAAGAACGGTGTGAAGTACTTCTTTGCCTTAACAGCCGTTTTCTTGTAACCTGTCGATGTCCTTGCCTCACCGCGCTGTTTGGCTTTCATAACTCCGGTCAATAGGTCTATAAACATAGCCCCAATAGTGACAGCGATACATAAGGCAATCAGCACGATGTGTGTCATCATGTGTTGTTGGATAAAGTTGTAAATTACATCTTTCATTTTGTCTGTTTTTAAGATTAATACTATATTTGCATGTGTTTTTCATAGCAACAGGCCTAGTGAGGTTGTTGCATAAGTTTTTTCCCTGCATGCCTTCTCAGGCAGCAGGGAGTTTCTACAAGTCGGTTTTATTAAATGGGTTATTAATAGCATTTATTGCCGACTCCTTAGCTTTGTCAAACAAATCTTTATCAACTCCTAATTCCTCGCTCCATACAATATCATTAAGATTTTTGTTATATAAATATTCTGCAATTTTATGAAAAAGAGTACACGTAGACGCATAGTATCCTTTATCCAAAGGATGTTGGCCATCGCCTGACGATCCATATAAATCATCTTGAGAATAATAATTAAACTGGTTTTGGACTGCTGTTCCACAAGGACAAAAGATGTTTATGTAATCTCCAAAATTATCAATTAATTGATTAGTTGCAGAAGCAATATTAGCATACATCTCTTCATTATTAAGACCACCATCTAAATTCCCACCTACCTCAGATATTCTTTTATCCGACCAAGCCCAAGGCATTAACCATCCAACTTTATATCCTAGAGACTGTATTCTCTTAGGAAGCCATTCTTGTAATGATTGAAAATAAGGTATATATGTACTGTATAATCCGGATGAAGCGCTTCCCTGCTGAAAAAATATTATATCCCAATTTTCATCATTTAATTTATCTATCAATGTATTACTTGGAGCATTTTGCATAGTGTTAAGCCATTCTCCATCTTTATATTTTAAATATAAAGATTTTGATGTATTTGATTCTTTAGCTTTATCGTAAAATTCTAATGTTGCCCCTCCTTGGTAAGATAGCCCAACAACTATATCAAAACCAATTTTCTTGAATAAACGCCCCAATAAATTTGTGGATAAATCAGAAAAGCTATTTCCAATCCATAGAATTTTGGCAGGTCTTACTTTGTATACAATATCAGCCCTCTTATTATTTGCTAAAGATTTTTCTATTGCTAAAATTTTTTCAGTATTTTTATTTATGTATTGTATTTGTGAATTTAAATCTTCCAAATGGGCTGTCGGCGTTTTAGATTCATCAAATGTAATTATTGCATAATGATAATTATTTGTATTTTTAACTATTAAAGTCCTTTCAATAGATTCTCCTATGATAGATTCGTCAGGCAGTATTAGCTTAGAACCGTTTTTCAAAGAATCCGTTTCTGAATAAGCATAGGTTAGACTATACTTATTACCATCTTTAGGAATATGTATTTTAACATTAAATTTATTTTTAATATCAAACAATGCAACTTTTCTGCTAGTTTCCTTTATGGTTAAAAAGCCTCCTATTTCAATAAATGCTGTATCTATAATCTTATGAACAGGTAATTTTGATAATAGACTTTCAGTTTTTACATAAATAATTAAATTGCCTTTTGAAGAATTGTTTTTTATGAATTTGATATCTCTATCTGCAATAGTCCCATTCATTACTGTTTGGTAATCCGAATCCTCCTTATTGGTTCTACAAGTAATCGTGGATACATCTCCATAAAGACAAATTTTTTCTCCTGAATTGATAAGAAATGGAAGTTCTACCATTTGATAAGCTGTATCAAACGATAATTCTACTGCTTTTTTAAGTCCTACAATTTTTTGAGTTGCAGATAACCCCATGGTTAAATTTTCAGCAGATTTTAAATTAATAGCTACATCTTTTTTTATAGCATCAATTTCTGATAAAACACTTTCTATCAATCCGCTTTTTATAAAAACAATCCCTTCTGGTATATTTTTATCCGATGGTGCTGTGTTTACAAACATTTCTGCATTTTCAGGAACATCTATTATTTCCATTGAATACATTGCATTCCCTTCTAAAAATTTTGCCGTTCCTCCACTTATATATGTTCCTTCTGAAGATTTAAATGCATAACCTATATTAGTTTCACCTCCAATATAAGGAGAATATATTCTCACTTTGATTTTTTTATATTCCCCTTTATTAAAAGAAATTTTATAATGAAAGCCGTTTGATGTTGTACTCCCATCTGTATAATTAACACGTCCGGTTTCTAGTGTTTGGCTGGATATTAACTGCGGAACAATATCAAAAAAATTATCAATAACAGCATCCAAAGCTATAAAACCGCTTACATCTGCTATTAGTTTTTTTAAATTGTTATAAATACCACCATCTTCGGAAGTAAATATAACCATATCAGATATAACATTATTATTTTTTACAAATCGAATATCTCTATCTGCAATAGTCCCATTCATTACTGTTTGGTAATCCGAATCCTCCTTATTGGTTCTACAAGTAATCGTGGATACATCTCCTAATAAATTAATTACAGAACCACGAAATATAGTAAATGGAAGTTCTTTTAGTTCATATTGTTTACTAAACTTTATTACAGCGGAAGATACGCCTGTTATTTTGCTTAAACTTTCTGTTTTACTCTCTAATTTGGAAAGTTCTTCCGTAAGGTTTTTACGACTAGTTGGATGTACCACCGCATCAGTGGTTGTAGCAGGATAAATAGTCTGCCCGCCTTTGGTAAGTTTATGAATTTTAGCCATATAATTCTTATTTTAATTTTGTAAATCTATTCTTATCGGTTTCCGATTAAAGGGAACCACTCAATACATCTTCGTATTCCTTATCGGAAATTGGAGAAGAAGAAAGCATCTCATTCTGCACATCCTTTACCACAGAGTCCTTTAATTCGGTACGCTGCTCCTCTGTCATGGATTCCCATGTCATTGGGTCTCCCTTATCGCCTTTCTGGTAGTTTGGATAAACGTCAATTGTACCTGTACTGTCATCAGACTTGCCATTGACAAGAACGATGCCTGTAAACTCCATGGATACAAGGTTACAGATACCATCAGCAAAATCAGCATCAGTAAGGTAATACTCGCGTCTGACCGTCAGGTTGCCCGGACGCATGCCATGATTATCAAACACAACCAACAGGCTGCCATCATCCAGCCTGCGACAGTTCTTGTAGTCGTGTCCGTCAAAAGAGGCTACAACGGGTTTCGACAATGCTGTCTGATAAGTAAACCGGAAAGGAGTTTTCAGGTCTCCATTCAGGTTTTTCTCTATGATTTTAAAATCGGACTGATAATTTATTCTCATAACTATAATATTGATGTTATATCGTCAATAGCTTCGGCAGACAGATACTTCTTATCAGCGTCTACGGTTTTCTGATAAGGTGTTAAATCAGGTGCCACGTATCTTTTCAACGTATCGGTAGATAATCTTCCGTTTGTATTCCCTTCCTGGAAGGGTATGTTTTCCTTACCGTTCAGTGTTGTCCGTGCGTCAAGCTCGTTAATCGTTTTTCCTGCCATAATTATTTGTTTTACATTATAAACATTCTGCCAATCTCCGCCAATACGGTGATACCATTAACCTTGATTTCCCCGTCTTCATTCCTACCGATTGCAAACTCCTTATCCGAAGGGATAACTTCCGCAATGGAAACCAAATCATCGTCCGTGAGTGTCCTTTCGCTGACTGTATAGTCATTGTCTGCCGAAGCGCATTCTCTTGCCTCTTCAAACTCGCGCATCAATGTTTTTTTCATTTCAACATAAGAGAGGTATTCCTCACTCTGCTTAATCGACTCAAGTTCCTGTTTTTCTTCGTTACTTATGTTTTCTTTCTTCTCCAATTCATTCACTCGTGGAAAGGCTTGGGCATCATAACCTTCGGGTTTCAGCTTGGCATAGATACCGCGCATATCCTCGTTAAAGCTCTCCATTGCCTTTTCGTAGGCTACGAGATTCAAGATAATCTTCACTTTCGTTTTATTGGCAAGTGGCGCACCCTCATCCGATTTCAGAGGCACGAGTTGCAAAAAACTCATTTTTCTGATGATTTCGTTGATTTTCATTTTACACCTCCTTCCTTGGGAATGGAAGACAATATGCTTCTAAGCATACTCTCTATATCTTCGATGGGAGCTTTCATGCCTACTGTCATGGTAAACCCTGTGGGCATGATAGAGGCTGTGCCAACATAAGAATCTCCATCCAATACGATATATTGGATATCATTTGTTGTGTTGTTTGAAACTTCACCGTTTTCATAAATTCTTGTAATACTTTCTTTTTTTCGTATCAGTTCCATATCTGTATAATTTAATGATTAGTATATTATGGGTTAGGGTTCAAAGCCAAAGGATAAGCCTTCTTCGTGTACTTTCCGTTGGATAGTGTAACATATACATAGTACTCTTGCAAGAAATTCATCAAATCAAATTGACCCGATATCACAACCGGATTGTCCAGAGTCAAATCCTTGTCTCCTAAAGATTTTTGCTGCTCACCTGCCTGGAACGGGTCGGTCACGTCACTCGTTATGAATCGCAGACTAATCCAATTGTTGCGAAGTGTCATATTGCCATTGGTAGCCTTTAACTTGAGTTCCCACTTGACAGCCGTATTCAGACCTGTCATTGGATGCGTCACATACTCTGCATTCAGATTGATTACCAAACCACCCGCTTCTTCTTCCGACACATACTTAACCCTGCCGGGAGAGCAGTTCATAACGGGCAGGAACAAGTTAACCGAATCCAAGTCATAGATGCTATCAATCTTATTCATACAGAGAAACGGATATACATCATAATATTGACCTAGTGTCAGACCCCTGGCAGGCATTTCCAATGACACACCCGGCTTCACGTTCGCCAGTTTCCTTACGATTCTGTTGGACGAGTCAACCAACATCGCCCCAAACCACCATGTTTCAAGGTTAGTTCCGAAATCTATATCGGACAACGTTATAGAGCCGGGACCTGACTTGTCCACATCGGTAATGTTGATTCCAACCGAACATGATATGGTTCCGGATTGGGATACTTTGGAATCGCACTGAAATGCGAATATGGGTGCCCATGCATTATGCTTGTACAACAGAAAATCAGCCAGCCTGTACGGACTCCCACTTCCTCCCCAAGGTCTCTCATAGGTATATCCGTTCATCTTGTCTTCCGTATACAGCTTGGGGATTTCCTCATAAGACGCTACAGGGGGCGGCTTAATGCCGCAATTCTTCATCGAGCCTTTCCACCACGCCCCTTCACCGTCAGACGGCATGCTCCTGTCAGGAGCGGCAGAGGCAATATGGACAGGCTTGCATCTTGACCACATATTAATCTCATGGCTCGTGCATAACCCGCTCACATTCGTTTCAGACGTCCCAAGAACGGAAGCAACGTCACTCCTCAGATTGACAGGAGACGTAATTACGTTATTCGAATTAGCCATATCAGTAGAGTAGTAACAGGGTTATATAAGTCGAGATAAAGGCACACATCTCCATCCAAAACACAGGCTTCTTGAACTTAAGGCATGCCAATACGATTACACCGCCAAGGAAGGTTATAAGAGGGACGTACCAAAAACTCATCAACACTTGCCATACAAGAGAGGCAAGCGCGCAGATTCCCGCGCTTACATAATGGATATTGCGGTTATAGTCCTCCTTGAACAAGGGAGCCGAGCCGACAAATGCCAATGATGCACTTGCGATAAACGCCAGGAATTGGTATTCTTCCTTGCTGGCTTCGATAAACGATGCAACCAGCAGGGAAGATTCGGCAAGGCAGAAGAGCGTGAACAGCCAACCCCTCTTTCCAAGCCGATAGTATGTGTCACTGATACTTGCAGGGATGCCATACATCCCGACTGTATATCCGATATAGGATACAAACAGAACAATCGAAACAATCAATAATGTAACCATAGTTTTTAATTTATAAATTTACGTTTCAAATCATCAATCTCTTTGTGCAGCTCAATTATCTGAGCCTGCAATACTGCCGTATATTGGGCATAGTTCACGGACAGGTAGTGTTCTTTCGAGCTGCCTTTAGACACCAGCTCAGGATACAATTCTATCATGTCCTGTGCGATAAACCCTATACTTTCCTTTCCATCCTTGATATAGCTGACAGGGGTAATGAACCCTCTGTTCCGTAGCGGTTTTATATTTGATTTTAAGCGGGCGTCCGAATAAGCGGTAATCTCACCGCTTGCAAGGAACGAACCCTGGACAACCGCCCTGTTATTAGATGCCTCGAGCTCCAATCTAATCCCCGGGCTGTTACCTCCATCATCATTAGACACTGCTATCAGCATGGTTCCCCATGTGTCGTAATTAGGACGATACGTGCCAATGGTGTATCTTGTCTGCCATCCAACACCGTCCAGTGTATCCTTCCAACTAAGAATCGGTCTACAGGAGTCGTGCATCATCAAGGACAATTGGTTAGCCCTGAATACGGCATTGTCCGGATTGAAGTATATCAGCCATTGTAATTGCCAACGGTCTGTCATCGTGCTTACGAATGATGCTCTGCATTGAAGACTGTTGTAGCAATAGAGATTCTTGATATTAACAATACCGTCCGACTGGAACTGAGCTACACGCCCTGCCGAAGTGTAGAATGCGATACCGTAATATCCCGACATGTGCACAAAATTGTCATTCCCTGCAAAGGATAAACCATTCCAAGGACTACCCCCATCGTGAGCATTATCAGGCTCACTACCAATTATGGTGCACCCAACCTTATTCGCCCAAACAGTACTCCACATATTGCTATTCCATCCACCGCCAAGGCTCTTGCTTCCCGATGTGGGAATCAGCCCATCAGAACCGAAACTGTAACCGAATCCCGAACCATTAAGGGATATTTTTTTGCTTCCGTAGATAGTCAAGGTATCATCAGACGCCTCCTTCAAGTATACGTAATCACCGTCACCGAAGTTTATTTTGTTACCAAAATTCCCGGCTTTGTTCAGGACTATATTATTAGTAGTCATAGTTCCGTTTATCGCAAGGTTGCCTGTTATCGTCCCACCTGCCAAAGGCAGATACTTTCCTGTTATAATATCATCCTCCAATTGGGACAGTTTTGTCGGGTACGCAGGAAGAGATATCACCCCATTGGATACATTGTAAGGAGTTGTGCCCAGCTTTACCTGCTTGGCATATACACTGCCCAAGTCCGGTATGTGGGAAAAATGGATTCTCTTGGACGTGTCAGACTTGGCAAGCTCATCCCACATGGCATCTATATCCAAACCGCCACCGCCTTTTTTATTCGTCCACTTATTTTTAATCGAGTCGTACGTCAATACCTGTCCTTCCGATAGAGGAGTAACCAGGTCTACATCGTCCAGCATGCCCAATGAGGTAGCACCACTTCCACTACCGGTTGTCGAACCAAACGCAGCAAGGTCACCCGTAGCGTAGAAATTAACCATAGACCCATCATCCTTCTCTACATATACGGCATTATTGGTCGCGTCATATTTCAGCATGGCATTACCGATTTGGACAGAATTGATGGCTTTTATATGAGTGAACGGATATTGAGGTTCCAATATATATTTGAATTCTGCCGAGCGCAAGAACTTAAATGCCGACAGTAATACACCGACCGTTTCCTCACCGACAAAGAATGACAACGGGTCTGCATGGAGTGTACCATCTTCTTCCCACCAAAGTGCACCGTTGGCAAAGTAACCCGTACCGTCAAAGCGCACAAGACCTTTGGCAACGTTTTCCGGCGCGCTGCTTTCCGGGTAATCGAATTTGTCCAGCATGGAACCTCCCCACCAGGAAGCAATACCTCCGCCACGCTTGTCGGATTGGTGTACACCGTTCGTACCGCTCATTATCTTGAAACCGCTTTCCGAGGTGTATCCTAAAGCTAACAATGAGGATTGAATAAGACCACCCTCAATATTGGTATATTCCTTAAGTGCTTTCGTCAGATAGGATATATCTCCTATATTCTTCGATATTTCCTTGATGGATTCGTTAAGCTTGCCCTGTATATAATTGTTCGCGGCGTTGACATTGGCAATAAAATCACCGTACTTCAAGTTGAACGCTGAATACTTGCCATCCACCATAGCCACTTCGGTAGCTGTGGTCTTACCGTCCTGAATCACACCGTTAATGGTGTTTATAAGCTCCTGTGCCGAGTTATTGAACAAGCGGTACGCAGTTTCCAACTCCGTCTTTACCACGCCTTCATCAAGAAGCTCATTCTCTATAATCTTATTATAGGATTCTGTTACATCGTTTTTGATGGAATCAATATTATTCAGGTATTTCTTAATCGCAGCCGCTTCCCCTCTGTCTACGATACCATCATTGAATGCTTCATCGGTAAAGTCCTTCATTGAACTTACAGTACTGTCCAGCTTTTCAGCCGCTTTCTTCGTTTCTTCGGCTATTTTCTTTGCTTCTTGCGCCAAAGTGTCATCAGTGTATTTTGATGCAAGCTCCCAATGGGAGATACTAAATGCTTCCCCTGCCTTTTTTGAAGTGTTCGCTCTGAGCATATCGTCCTTGTAAGTGCTACCATAGGTCGCATTTACCCACATATCACCTATGTCGTATGCGTCCGAATTCTGCGGTTGTCTCACAAAGATGCGTCTTTTCCCATCTGCGGTATCCTGTGCTTTTTGAGCGTTTTCCAAAGCCTTGACAATATCCGTATCGGTAATGGCATTCCAATACCATCCCTTTTCTTGTTCATATTGGAACCGGTATGCTTTTCCCTCCTTGCTGTAATAGAGGTCTCCCAAATGATTGTTCTTCTTCTCATCTGTATCCCAATCGGATGCGGGAAGATTTTCAAGGGTGGGCACCGGGTCGTAAAACCATGTTTCTATCGCACCGTCAACCTGATTCTGGATATTATCTATTTCCTGCTTGATGTACTCTTTCAGAGGGTCTAAATCCTCAATGTACTTTTCAGATGCTTTTTTGAGAGCATCTTCGATGGTGTCTCCATTGCCGATGGTAGTACCGACCGACAGCTTTCCTTTCAATTCCACGCCTTCACCTTGGGTGAACTTAACAAAGCTGTTACCATCACGGTCTCCAATATACGCATTACCGTATACATGGAAAAACGCCTTGTTGTTAGTTTTGTCTACACCATACTCAACATACTCCTTGTTCAAGTAGGAGTAGGAGTCTATACCGTGATACAGAGTAACACTCGGACTGAACACATCGGTAGAAGAGAAAACAATGGCATTCTGTGCGTCAATATTGCTTTCATCCGTCACGTCCTTATTGTCAATGCCTTTCCATTTGATTCGTGCACCAAGGTGGGCTACAGTATCACCCTTTGCCGGAATATCACTGCCTGTGTCGCAATCCGCCATGCTGAGGTCAATATAGTGCAATTTGTATATGCCGACATTGATAGGCTCTTTGCTTGCCCCTACACATAAACGCCAATAATAATGGTTCGCTACCTGTTGGTATTCTCCCGGTTTTTGTATGTTGAAGTTTTTGCTCTGTACCTGGAAACCTGCACGGAAGCGGTTCTCCACTTCCACACCGTCCTGCTCGGCAAGGAAGAAACATCTGTACACGCCTTCGGGGACGCCATTGTCTACCGTTTCTTTATCCATCAATTGGAGTTCACTGCCATCTGCAAGCAATATAGGATTCCCGTCTGCCATTGAAAGTATGGGCGTTTGTTCAATGGTGCCCTTGGTCCAAACATCAATAAGCGTAACAGCACCACCCGGAGTTAGAAGTATCTTTCCACCTACAGAATTTACATCTTGTATCTCCAATGATTCGAAATAGGCTTTCATGCGGACTTTCAGTTTATCAACCTCCGCATAGGTTTGACCTGTTTCCTTATCAACCATTATGATACCACCTGTACTACCACTGACAAATTTCCCTATTTCAAAAGCTTTGTCAGAGGATAACTTGTGCGGGGTACGGTCATCTTGTGTTTTACTGAGAAAATGTCGAGAGACTTTTGCTAAGATATCAGTAGTAGAAATACTATTCCCTCCCAATGTATTACCTATGATATCGCCTGCAATTTCTGTAATAGTACTTCGTAATGCAGAAACATTTGCAGATAATTTGTCTGTTAATTCAACAGATATGTCATATAAGCAATTTTTGTCCGCTTTACAAGTAAATGAATTTACATACATAAGATACTCATGTTCGTTGTATTTTATATACATGCGAACATTCTCATTTAGTAATTCTGCTAATTGAATATTGTCTGCAAGAAATACTCTGGAAAAATTGACAGAGAATGTGAATTTTTCGTCATTATTCTCTGACATATACTTTATCAATGCTTCATCCAATCTCTTCTCAGCAGCGAGTACAAGGGACTTGGGCATCTTAATGCCTGTAATCACAAATTTATCCCCGACAGAAGGCTTATAGTTATTGGTGGCATTAGGCATAACAATTCCGAAAGTGGTATTGTCCTTTTTTACTGCAATCCAAACTTCATTTGTAGAAGTGTTTTGTTGGCTTTCTACATATTGGGATGGTTGTGAAGTAACCTTCTGCTCAAAATCTCCTGCCGGTAAGTTCCCGGAAGAATCCACCAATACAGGGTTGAATACCCTTCCCGGTTCATTGTCCTTATAGGTAACTCCTATTTCAAACTCGCAAGCAGCGCAATTACCCGTAGTCATATTGATTACAGCCGTACCACCCTCCAAACCCTGTTCGAACAGGTTAAAGCCGTAATCTCCATTATATATATGTAATTTTATGTAGAAATAAGAATGTACATACTCATCTGTATCATTGAATATATTATTCCCTTCTCCGGTTCCGAGTTCGTCACTATCATTAGCATCAAAAGCAATATCCGCAATCTCACCAAATAACTGTCCCGAAGCGTTTGTCACATTTTCTATGGTAGGCTTTATATCGCTGAAATCTACCTTTATCTCTTTTACCTTCTTAGAAGAAAATGTATTTTTGAAAGAGTAGTAATCATTTGTGCCGGGTATCTTATACGTGTCGTTAAGCGCATTGTAGAATCTTTCCGCTCCATTTGTTTGTCTGTAAATGGAAGGCATAAGGTTTTGTGTACGTTCTATAGTACCTTTTTCATCATCATTCGGATAGTAGAAAGGGATATTATCAGAGCTACCAACACCAGTAACGCGATTGACAATTTTATAATTGGCGTTTGTCTTTTTTATTGATACAAGCCCTTTCTTATACTCGAAGGGAGTAGAAATTACATTCTCTGTATATCCTATGTGACAAACCTTACCTACAAAGTAATAAGGAAGTTCGTATATGGTATATATGGATTGTAACGCTTCTGCAAGATACACATTGTCAAGTGAAACAAGTTTGGAATCGGAAGTAATATCATCATCTATAACTACCGAATATCCGATACCCGATTTTGCCATTGAAGCGTTAAGGCGACCTACAAACTCGTTTATGTCTCCCATGAACTTCACAGAAGTAGAGTTGGAATGATAAGTATCTGTTCCAGTTGTCACCACATCCATGAAATACACGTTCTCCAATACGATACGTTCTGAAACGAACTGGAGTTCATGCTTATACATAATGCTCTTGTTGTCCTTTGAAGATGTAGGGGTTTGGTCGACATAGTATCTCTCACCTCTGAACTCCACAAATTCCTCTCCAGTCCACTCTTCATCCAAGCAAGACGGATAGTTGAGCGTGGCGGTAAGCGTAGGAGTGCCGGCCATGCGCTGTGCCGTGTAAGTGTATTCACCCAGCTTTGCAGACATGGTTTCGTTGGGAAACTTGACTTTTTCCCCATGTGCATCCAGCTTGTATATGTATAGGCTCTGTTTCTCCATTACTTGTGTTGTTTGTTTTCTCTGAATTCTTCGTATATATTTGGAAACTTATGCAGGACATATTCGATGAACATATAAATGTGATGGTACAGATCTCTATTCTCACCATCATACATAATATCAAGTCGATTAACGTCTTGTATCTTCATGAATAGATTGAAAATTGCGTTATCTGTTTCATCAATTCGCTCTTGCATTTTGGCAATCTCTTTAATGAAGTTGGCATCTATGTTTATCACTTGTTTATTCATTATTACCTCCTTCCTGCTTGTTCGTTTTGTTGGCTTGCTGTTGGGCAATCACCTTTTCTTCTGCTTCCTTAACTTCCTTAGTCACTCGTTGCTCCTCATCGGGTGTGCTCTCCGTGTTCTTTTCAATAGCCGTTTTCGTGGAGAGAATACCAGCCTGTTTCATTGAGATAAGCATGTTGTTATACTCAGTTGCGCTGAACGGCTGCCATATCTTGAACTTACAGCTGACACGAAGTTTGTCAAATTCTGTAATGGCATTTACGTTTTCGCCTTTTTTTACCAATTCTTTGGCTAATCCCTCCTTGAACAGGCGCATCATCTTGTCTGCAAAATTCTGCCACTCGATAACCCCTTGCTGGGCATTCTTTAAATCTAAATCACGGGTCAGCGTAATAGCCAGTCCGCTTATGTCACCACTTGACTTGACATCTTTAGGCAAAAGAAATGTGCATGAGGTGTTTATCTGTATCTTCTCGAACAAATCTTGCAGACTGTCAAGCATACCTTGCGGACTGGGCGGTGCTTTGAACTCTGCACTTCCGTTACCGTCCATTGACTTGTCTTGCAAAATGATACTCCCTGCAAGTTTCTTTGTCGTTTCTGACAAATTGCCTTTGATATACAGAATGCCCCAACCGTTCCGTTTCTGAATGACAAAGAAGATGTTGTAGATAATTTCGTAAATCTCGATAAGGCTCTGGCCGTTGTTCCACGCCACATTACCGCGTTTGGTACACAATGGTATCTCGCTGAAACCGTGCAATATAGGAAGTTCTCTTACAAAACCGTCCTCGCCTGCTTCTTCACCGTCTATCGGTGTGTGCATACGGTACATGTAGGTATCATCGTAACTGTCAATGTATTCCACACCGTCCGCATCGGCATAGTAGACACTTTCAAGAAGCCTGTCACCGTTGTTGTCATTGTGTGATATGATTACGTAACCATCTTCATAACTTATCAGGCGGCACTTGATACGTCCTTTATAGTCATAATAAAACAGAAGTCCTGCATCGCCTGTTGCAAGTTGCGAACGGACTGCCTTTGTACGCCATCCATCCATATTCCTGTCTACCCAATACTCCTTGATTGTGGAATAGTTGGCTTTATCTTTCTCGGAAGGAGTGCCACCTCTTAAAGACAATGTACAGGGATTCCCGCAAAGGTAGATTACGTGGCTCGCCAGTATCTGTTCTTGGAAAGCTAATGCCGTGCGCTGGAACTTGATTTCCTGATATCCCCCATCTTCTAACTTCACGCAAATGCTCGGCAAGTTTTGATCAAATAATACCTCATGGCTCATCGGGTCAAGTTCTTTCAGAAACTTTTCCTGCGAAACGATATTCTTTTTTACATTCGGAAGCCTTGCCGTGCGTGTATCGGTAATAGCTGCGGACTGACCGTCGGAATAGTCGTTTGTAGAGCAAGTGTCACTTCCTCTGAAAAACGGTTTCTTCTGCAACAAGGCATTTATGTTCCGTAATAAATATAACTTTTTCTCTTCCCGTGTCATTTGTCCGCATCAATTAGGTTGTAATACTTCATACATGCTTCCTTGCTCGGCATGGCAGAACACTCTCTCGAAGTCCATTTACAGATGATGTCATGTTTCTGCGGAACAACAATAATTCTTCGTTGTCCTTCTTCTTCCTCAATGTTGAACTTGTCGTTTAGCTTTACACGTGCATCCAATACGACCTTACTTGCTTTGATAAAAGTGTCTGAATCTCCACTTGCTTTCGCATCGTCAGCAATCTGTTTCATCTCCGATATTTCTTTCAGCAACGCTTCTCGGTTCTCATCTTTAGATATGGTAGTGATAGCACCGATGCCGAAAGGTTTCAGTTTCTCGGCAAGCGTGGATAACACCTTGTTTGAAGGCTTTTCATCTTCTTGGTAAGCAACCTTGGCAGCAAGGTCCTTATCCACAAAAGAATCGCACATCACCAAATAGGCAACGTCTCTTAATCTTGCTTCAATTCCTTCTGTTTTAAGGGAATTGATAATATCCTTTATATCATTGTAACTAATCATTTCCTAACCTAATACCATAAATGTTCATCGTAAATACTTCCTTCTGTCTGTGTATGGCTCGCTTGTTTGGTTTCTTCCTCGTGATTGTAATACCCTGCTTGAATTTCATTCCCGTATTCGATGTTAGCGCACGGTAACATCCTCATTGCGCATGGGTCCAACAAGTCCATAGACCTGCCTTTCCCTAACATTTGGTTCATTTTCTTCTTGTTCCAAAGCCGCTTCTTCCCACTCTGCATATCGTCAAACCGCACAACGGAACATTCTTCCATAAACTCGTTCTCAATCGTCACTTTATATTTCAAGTTTTGATGAGTGTAAGTCTGAACGGCAAGTTTATCGTCAAATGTCAAGTTGCCTTCCTCTATCATCTTGCATAATCTGATATAGCACATATCCTTGACTGTCATTGCGGTAAGTTGGTAAAGCCCGAAAGGTTTATTTAGCGAGATATAAGGTACTGCATCGGGAATGTAATCATTGAAGTACCTTCCAGCAGTCGCGTCAAAAATGATATGGCTTTCGGCTGTTCCATGCTCAAATGCAAATGTCTTCACTGCCATAGCGTTTTCTCTCGGAGTGGACTTGCTAAGAATGAGAATGTCGTATGCGTGAAATCCATCCCATGCTAGAGCCACGAGATTATCCGTACCGTAATCCGCCAAATCCACGGTAATCCATTTGTCACCGTTTACGGCAGGGTTGTTGTTGAACACGCCTTGTGCGGAAGTGGAAGGGATAGGTATCTTTTCGTCAGAATCTGGGTCTGCATTATAGTTTACACCGATAAGCCCAGCAGCAGAGCGTGTACCAGAAGCGGCAACTGAACCAACGTACCCTGCATTGCCTTCCATTAGAGCTTCATTTTCATCAACTGTGCCCTCGTATAAGGTAAACGATTTGATAAAGTCTTGATATTTTGCTTTACCTTTCAAGTCTTTAATCAAACTGTCTATCTGTATCTTGCACTTAGCGTAAACTTCTTCTTTTGAATCTCCCCAAATCACATCATCAACGGTAGACCCAGCAACAAAAAAGAATCTGACTTTTCCTATTCTATCAGGGATACCCTTCCCGTCAACTCCAACATACCAATCTATGAATCTTCTCGTCCAATGGGTGCGTTTAGGATTGAATGTCGCACGGAATTTCCCCGTGAATGTTTTGCTTTTTCCACGATTACGGGATTGAATGTACGTAAATACCTCCCAAGGCATTTCGGTAAGCTCATCAATGGCAATCGCATCGTACTGCCATCCTTTCGCGCGCTCCCTCATTCTGTCTATATTCGTTGGGTCTATATAAGTCAAATCGCAGTACGCTCCACTTTGAAATGATATACGTGGCGTGTCTGCCTCTTTAACTTTTACATATTCCCCGAATATGTCCTTGAATGTATCAACAAATCCTCCTCCTGCTTTTTGGTTCCCAAGGCTTCTACGACTTATTAAACATCTAAAATCAGGGTCAAGCATTAACGGTTCAGCGAATCCAAGAACAAGAGAGTATGACTTCCCGTTTCCGACCCCGCCGGCACCGAAACATATATCCACGTTCGTTGAAGCAAAGTAGGTTTGGAAACCTGGGAAAGGCTTCTTCACTATCGCATTATGTACTTCTTGCTCTTTCATCAAAAGCAAAAATACCTCTTAATAACAAGGTAATATATACTTAAACCAATGTCTATTTATCATAGTGATAAATACAGTGATTTTTTTATAGTTATATCTTTTTGTTAAAGCATTACTTTCGCATATAATCATTATAAAACATATAGTGTATGAAGTTTACGAAAGAACAGCTTTCAGAAGCACTGAAAGCAGGAATCACTAACAACGGCAAGAAAAACTTGGCGATGAGTGAGAGAAGTTTCAACGGCAAGGTGGAAAGGATCTACAAGCGGTTGGAGAAAGCGAGTGGTAATGACGAGTTGGAATTGGATGATGCGGTTGCCGATTATCTGGAGGACTTCCAAGAGGACGACAACAACATCAGGAACGACAATTCAAAATTCGTAAAGGAGTGGGAAAAGAATCACCCCGCAAAGGATGATAAGGGAGATAAGGATGATTACAAGGATAACAAAGGAGACGAAAGCAAACTGGATAAGTTGCTCAAAGAACTCCAAGACTTGAAATCAGAACGTGAGGAAGAGAAAAGAGCCAAAACTATTTCCGAGAAACGCAATCAACTCAAATCAGCCTTAAAAGGGAAAGAAGTCAAGAACGAGGATTGGATTAACGACCAGCTTGAACTGATTCACATTGATTCTGAAACTGACGTTGACGCTCTTACAGAAAGACTGGTCAAGAGCTACAATAAGTTTAATGCTAACACTCCACCTTACATCACTCCGGGCGGCACGGGAGGCGGTAAGGAAAAGACCGATGACTTTGCCGATGTGGTTGCTGTCGTAAAGAAGCAGTCGCACAGAGAAGAAAAATAATAATCATTTAAACCAAAAAGAAAATGTCAGATTTCTATCAGCAAATCCTATTGAACAGTGGCTATCTTCCCGGTAGAGCATTGGTTCAGGCTCGCGGAAGCATTGGTGGTCATCGCTATGTCTTCGTGAAGCTACAGATGAGCGGGAAAGACGCACTTGTATTTCCTACCAGTGGAGGAATTGTTAAAAACCCATTCAAAGGTAATGCAAGAGCTTTTGCTGGAACGCTCGCTGAATATATTCCCAGTAATGGTTCTAATGGAAGCGAAATACGCATCCTAAAATCGTATGCAGTTGCAAAAACATCAGAATCATCTGATACGGTTATTTACTTGAAAAGAGACGGGTATTCCCTCATTCCGTTTGTAGGGGACGTTCTCATGGTTGCTCCTACCACATTGGTAGGGAAAGGAACAGCAGTAACAGTCACAGCCGTTGAAAAAACGACTGACGGAACGGCTGGCGATGTTTGGAAAGTTACATTGAGCGCAACCCTCGGAGCATTAACAACTTCATCTGTTCTTGTTGAAGCGAAAGAAGCAGGTTCTGGTAAAGAAGCTATGGTCACTAATCCTAACTCATACCTTCCCTGCGACTTTGATTTTGTTTTTGACCCGGCTGCATCCGAAGATGATTTCGATGGTGCAAGATATCTTATCACTCCTGCATTGGCATTAGGAGATGTATTCCTCTACGAAGACCGTATGCAACCTCTTTCGGCTGCATTAAAAGCTTTGAACAAGAGCAAGGTTAAGGGTTGGTTTAACATTTAAAATTGACGAAACTATGCCTAAATTTGATTTTAATAACAGCAGATATGCAAGATTCTTTTCAGACAAGACCAATCAACGTTTCTTGCAATCCTTTGTCAATACAGAAGGTCTGCTATACACTAATTATGGTTGGTACAAGACTCAAGGTGTAAAAGCTGGTGCTCCCACACCTACCGCTCCTAATGGCATCGCTACTTTTTCTGTGAAAGGACGTGACTTGAAAGCCGCTCCTTTGATGGATTTGCGTGCACCTCTTGGTGACAGTAATCAAATGGATAAGGACGGTCTGCACTGGTACACCGCATCTATCCCTGATTTTATCGCTCCCGGTTTCGTTGAAACAGCTATGGAACGTGAAGCAAAAGAACAACAGTTTGAGTTGTTTGGAAACGATGCCGATTTGGTAGCCGCTTGGGTACATACATTACAGTCCCAACTTGATAGTGCGGACGCAACCATGAACTTCATGACTGCACAGTTAATGTCTAAAGGTCATATTGACTACCGAAATATCGCACGTGGCGTTCAAGCTCCGTTGCATAAGGCTGATATACCAACAGAGAACTTTACTAAAGCTGGCACAGTAGTTTGGACAGACGAAAAATGTAAGATTCTCAGTCAAATGGCGGAAAAGGAGAAAAAATATCGTGAAGAATGGGGGTATGAAGGTGCAATGGTATGGCAGGTTACACGCAAGATGTTTTACGAAGTAATGCTGCAAAATGCCGAAGTTAAGGAATTGATTGAAAGTTTCAAGAAAAATCCTTTAGCTTACATCGCAACAACCGCTACTGCGCCTACTACACGAGAGTTGTTCTTAGCTGCTTTCCGTGATTATCCCGGTGTATCTCCAATTGAAATTGTTGAAGAACGTGAGCGTAATCTTACCAATACCGGAGACACATTCGTACAAGGTTGGGACGATAAGATTGCTGTTCTCCGCCCTGCCGGATATGCTTGTGAGTTTGAATACACCAATAACCTAGACAAACAGATGTTTGATAAGTATGGTTCAAGCGTAATAACCAAGATTTTTGCTCAGGCTAACGATGGTCTCTGCACGATTGTGAATACAACAACAAACAACGGGCTGTATAAGGAATGGCATACTGATGTAATGATGTCAGCTTGTCCTGCACTGAAAACATTCCGTAATCACGTAATTGTAGACACAAGTCAGGCAGACGATTAAATGTACAATACATTGCGTAGTAGTTATGGAAAAATCATTTGACCCGATAGCATACCTCAATGGGCTTACGAGATTTGTCTTTGAAGATGATGCGCTTGAAAATATCGCATACGAAAACGGTTTGATGTTTATTTCAGACCGTTCTGAAATAGATGAATGCACTAAAGACCATTGCCTTATCGCACTGTACGAACTTGTCATTAGCGGTCCGTGGTCTGTGGCTTCATCATCACTCCAACATGGCAGTTACAGACAGGACATAGGTAGTGAGACGGTAACGGCTGCCATAATCCAAAACTTGAAAGACCGTCTGAAAGCACTGTACAAAAAGTATGGTGAAGAAGAAGCGTTGAAAAGCATGGATTCGGGTAGTATGAGTTGGGTCAATGAAAATTCATTAGATGTATAGTTTATGCGTCTCAAAAGAAAAGCAATAGCAGAATACCCGTTTCATGGCACATTCTACACCGTGATAACGAATAAGCCGGAAGACGGGAACCTTCTCGGTGACGGTGACATGCTTGGGAATGAAAAGACGGATAGTTCTCCCGAAGTCCCCACTACGGGAGAGACCATCCTTCTTGAAACTGAATGTGACATACAGCAGGCTGCAAAGCTGATTAACTCCGGTACTATCATGGCTGACTATAAAGTATTTTTCCCGTGCAAAGTTGGTGAGAAGCTACCTATACGTTTCAATACCAATTTTAAATGCGAGAATTATGCAATACCAATCCAAGGCAGGGTTATAGGGCTTGAATATAGTCAACTTGGTGCTTGCTCGGTTGACATAAAAATGAGTGAAGTGTAAGATATGGCAAAGAAGGTTAAGACAGATTCATTGAATAAACTTATAAAGTTCTTATCGGAAGAAGCTGACAAAATAATTGCAGAAGAATTGAATAGGGTTACTTATAAAAATGATACAGACAACCTTCATGATAGCTACGGATGGGGAATATATGTTAATGGCAAACTATCCAAAAGCGGTTATCAAACGAAATACGCATTAGCCCCAAGAATTTGGGAGAGAGAACCGCTATACGGACGTGATGCGATAACGGATTTTCTTGAACGTAAATATAAGCCTCATGATGGAATTGACCTTGTGATAGTAGCCGCAATGCCATACGGACAAATATTACAGGAAAAGTACAAATATGAGGTAATCGCCATTGCTCAAAACCAACTCAAAGCATTAAGTAACAGAATTAAAGGTTCAACTTTTGGAATTATAAAGAACGGTAAATACTGATTATATGGATAGCAAATACAAGACAACATCAAAAGTGGAAAACTTTTTTTCCATGCTGCTGACAAAAGCGGCTATATCCGATAACCTGTTCATCGGGAATATGCCTGCCACTGTTGAAAGCAATTGGAAAGAAATGGTGCTTGTTGATGTCCTTTCCATGAAAGATTACGGAGCTTATGCCAAAGGTTCTGCCAACGTGTTCTTGTACGCAAAATCAGTTGACAGCCACGGTACGAAGCCCGTGAAGGAGCTGTACAAAATGGAACTTGCGCTTGACAAGGCTATTGAATCATGCAAAGACCCCCATTATGTGATTGATGTAAATTTCCGTGATGCAGATTATGACCAAAATAGGAACTACTACTACAACGTGATAAATATAGAAGTGACAATAAGGTAAACAGATTATTAACAGGATAACATTTTTTAATTATGGCAGTAAACAAGACTGGCGCAACAGCCAAAAAAAACATCAAGCCTTCTTACATTGTGGCAACTCTGTTCACTGGCTCTGAACAAGACGATGTGCCAAATGGTGACTCTTATATCCTTGAAGATGTAGTTGAGGATACCACTTCAATCGCTCAAGACGATAACGATGTAAACGACATCGAGTGCGAAACTTCCGACAGCCCCATTCTTTCCATCGTGAAGCTTGGCAAATACCAGTTTACAGCTGAGGTTGCAGATACACAAAAAGACCTATTGGTCGCTCTCATGGGATTTACGGTAGGAACTACTGTCTCTACTAAATACTTTGCTCCGGCTCAATACAAGAAGTTGTATGCAAAGATTGACGTAGTGTTTGAGGAAGGAGAAACGATGACTGCATTTGTGGTTCCAAAAGTCCAACTTAACTCAAGAATAATGCTTGAATCTTTGAACTCTAATGTGGGTCGTATCAACCTTGCAGGAACAGCGTATGATGCAAATATCGCCGATGGAGATAAAACTATCAGAACACCGTTTTATGTAGATTCAGCTTATACTTTACCCAAATAAAACTTGTTCATAATAGATAACTAGAGTGTTTACGGGCGGTAGGCTTATATGCCGCCGCCCTTCATGTTTATAATCATGGCAGTATATAGAGCAAAGAAAAAAGATACAGGACTAAAGACAAATGTTGTAACGGCTTGTACTCCTATATCTGATGAGTCAATGGAACGTTTGGCAAGGATAATGAATGACAGCCCAAGCATTGTAAAACTTCACGGTACGGAGTGGCGTATTAAAGGATTGAAGCCCGGTGTTCAATGGCTTATAGCCGAACAAGCGTGTCAGATTGTGAAGGGAGAGAAGTTAAGTATGGGAGATGTTATCAAAGAGTTCTCGGTAAATCTACCGGCAGTTGCACACGTGATAACGCTTGCACTTCTCAATGACAGGGACAGGATATTCTCTGATTATGAGAAAAAAGAACTATCAGATGACTACCACAAGGTCTTTGACCTTTTGATGTGGAGAGATTACGACATAAAGGACTGGGCATTATTGCTTGGTGAAATCCTTAACCTCATAAGCACGGATTTTTTTTTCGAGAGTACCAATGTGATTCAGACCGTGAGGGAAATGACTTTGACGAGGAAGACGAAGAAAACGGAACAAAACTGATAATATCCCGTACAGAGTGGGGGCAGATGATTGATTTTCTGCGCTCCAACACTTGGTGCTCTCGTGACGAATATTTATGGGGAATGACGGTTGGACAGATCCGGTTAAGCTCGTTTGATTTTTCCCATGTAGAATACGGAAACAAGGACAAGAAAAAAAAGAAGGTCAGCAAAATAGGAAGTGTTGACGATTTGAAGAACTTGAATGATTTGGGTATGCCCATAATTAATAAAAAAGGATAACGATATGGCAAATAACGAAGCAGGAGCTTTCCTCAACATAACCCCTGATGTATTAAAGAAGTTGGATAGTTTCGATGAGAAGCTGGAGAAGATAGAGAAGCACGCACATACGGCTGCGGATGCGTTGAAAAACGGGTTTGGCAGTGTGGTAATGGATACGAGTAAATTGGAAAGTGTGATTACTTCGTTAGCCAAAAAGATAGACGCTATAAAAGGTAATCCATTTGAAGGAGCAGGGAAAGGTGCGGAAGAGACTACAAGAAAGACTACTTCTCTGAACGAAAGCCTTTCACGTGCGGCAGATTTGCTAAACAGAATAGGAAACAATAAAATCGGAGAAGGTTCATTTGCTAACTTTAATATATCCGGATTGAAGCAGGGATATTCGGATTTGAAAAAATACGTTGAGAACATGGACTTGTCAAAGCCGCAACAAAAGGCTGCGGTAGAAGCCATGCGCTACATGAAGATGGAGCTTGACGAGCAACGAAAGACGGACGAGCAACGTGCCCAATCTAAAGAAAAAGAGACGGAAAGAAGAATAGCTGCTGACAGACGTGCTTATAAGGCTTCGGCAGATTTGGCAAAAGCACAAAACTACAAACAGAATACAACCGCACAGGGTGCGCTTGACTTTTCTAAAACAGCAAATACACTTCAACGGCAAATCACGGCAATAGAGTACCTAAAAAAAGCTCGTTTGTCTTTGAACACTACCGATGCGAACTATAAGAGCATGCTTGAACAGATAAACCAAGCCATTGCAAAACACAACCAAGCATTGACGGAAGCAGGAGTCAAATCACAGCAGCTTGCCACACGCCATCGCAACCTGATGGATACAGCCGGGCAATTAAGCCGTCAGCTTGCTTTGTTGTTCTCCGTGTCACAGATTGAAGGGTATATCAGCAAGTTGGCAAAAGTGCGCGGTGAATTTGAATTGCAGCAGCGTTCGTTACAAGCAATCTTACAAAATAAATCACAGGCAGACCAAATTTTCAACAAGACTGTCCAACTTGCCGTAAAGTCGCCATTTCAAATTAAGGAATTGGTTACATTCACAAAACAGCTTGCAGCATACCGTATTGAGAGCGACAAGTTATATGATACGACAAAACGACTTGCCGATGTATCTGCTGGTTTAGGTGTGGATATGGGCAGACTTATCCTTGCTTATGGGCAGGTCAAAGCGGCAGCATATTTGCGTGGTACAGAAGTTCGTCAGTTTACGGAAGCAGGTATCAATATGTATGGGGAACTTCAAAAGTTGTTCAAAACAAGAGACCAAGCAGATTATACCACGGCACAGATTGTAGATATGATTTCCAAACGTAAGGTTACATTTGAGGATGTTGAACAAGTGTTTGAAAACTTGACTTCCAAAGAGGGTATTTTCTACAATATGCAAGAAATCCAAGCTGAAACTTTACAAGGTAAAATTTCCAACTTGAAGGACAGTATTGATGTGATGCTTAACTCCATCGGAAAGGCAAACGAAGACACCCTGAAAGGCGCGATTGATACCGTAAAAGTATTGATTGATAATTGGGAAACAGTAGTCAATATAGCGAAAGCGTTTGCCCCGGTAATCGCATCCATGGGCATCACCGTATGGGCTAAAAAAATAGGAGTGGCAAATGGAACGATTGGGCTATTTTCAGTAGGTCTTGGCAAAGCAGGCAATGCAATAAAGGCATTCGGGGCAACATTTAAGGCTTCATTGCCATTGGTCGCAATAACAGCAGCTATTGGTATTGTCACAGAATTTATAAGCACTATAAAAGAGTACAATAAGGCAATAGCAGAAAGCACGAACAAATATTTCGAGGCTAAAATACGCATATCGACAATAACTGACGAATCAGAATCAGATATAAAAAAGTCTCTTGACAAGCTCGTTCAAGAAATGAACAACGAAGGCTTTGACATTAAAGTTGGAGTCAATCTTTCAGAAGAAGAGGCCAAAGAAACATTCAAAAATTATCTTTTAGAATATGAGGCTTTCCTTAATGAGCAGCGGATAATGGAAGCCAAATACGCCAAAAATAAATCCAAATGGATTGTAGATGATATAGATGAAGATAGCGAACAATACACATCTTCTATTGGCGAGTTTATACTTCAAGGTGAAGAGTTGAAAGCAATAATGATGCAACTTGCAACCGAAGAGAATAATCTTTCAGCTGAACACAGGAAAGCACTTGAAGAACTATCAAAAGGACCCAAAAAGGGAGAGGATTTGCTTACTTATACTAAAAGGATGAAAGATGAAGTTGCAGGAATGTGGCCTTATCTAAGTAACGCATTCAATAGTATGAGGCTTGGTAATGGTATGTACACCCAAGAAGTCATGAAAGCACGAAACAGCCTTACAGAACTTTTCGCATTGTCTAAGAAATACATGGAGAATGAGAAAGAAATGATTTCTGAATTAGAGTCTGTTTATGGTTCTGTTGATAAATACAAGACAGAAGCGGAAAAGAAAAGACTTAAAATCCGGATAGATAAATCGGAATTAGATGCTGTCACGAAAGATTTGGCATACAAGCATTTCGGAATCAATATCAGCATTAACCAAGATTCAGTCAAGAAAGAAACAAGTTGGTTGGATAGCTACCTTAAGACGTTTTTTGAAAAGAAAACGTATAAAATCAATCTTAACATGACACAGCCGATAGATGCGAAAGTGCCATTTGAGGATTTTATAAAAAAAGGCAATGAAGCGTCAAAGGCGGCAAAATCATGGGAAGAGGTTGAAAAACGTATAGCTGCTATTGGAAAGAACGTAAAACAAATAGAAGCTGATTCAAAAATAGCAAATTTCCTTAATTCGCAAAATCCTGTTCTTAATATTAAGAACGGAGATATGGTTGACGTTAAACTCATACTTGAAACTATATCTGAATACAAGAAAACGCAAGTTGATTTATCCAACGCTCTTGGCGTTAACCCATTTGAAAATAAAGGTTCAAAAGCCGAACGTGACATTTGGGCAGAGCGTATCTCTGTCCTAAAAGAAATGCAGTCACGCTATGAGAAACTGAATCAGCTTATGGGAGAGAATGCCGCTATCGAGCAAACTCTATCCGCTTTCAAACCAGCTTTGGAATTTACAGGTATGGATAAAATGAATATTCTGCCCACCAAAGAAGGTATGATTAAGGCGTATGAAGAACTCCTTAAAGATGTAACAGACAGCAAGAAAATCACTGAACTTAAAAAGATTATTGCAGAGCTGAAAATAGAGATTCAGCAAGAAGATTTAAAGAATCAGCTTGAAACTACAAAAAAGAACATTGAAGACCTTTTCAATGGCTTGGACTTGCACAAGAAACTGAAAAATGCAGGACTTTCCGAAGCGGAGGTACAACAGTTGTTTCCCGGACTTGCAAAGACGTTGGATGATGTAGAAAAAGGGATACGTGATGAATATGAAGCCAAACGTGATAAAAATGGACAGTTAAGTAAGGCAGACCAAAAGGGTTACGATGAAGCACTTAAAAAGCTGGGCCAACAGCGTGATAAGGAAAGCACAGACCTTACTATTAGAATTCTCAAGGATTATAAAACACAACTTTCAGAACAATTACAGCTTGATAAGTGGTATTACGAAGAAAAGGCAAATATAGCAAAAGCAACCCTTACAGATGAGCAGAGAGCGCAAGCTGAATCCAACCTTAAAAAAAAGTACGATAAGAAGACAGATGAAAATACTTGGAAGGCGTTTCAAAATACAGACGAATACATCAAGCTATTTGAAAATCTTGACTATTCTTCAACGGCAGCTATTGATAGTATTCTCGAGAAATTAGAGAAATTTAGAAGGTCTCTCAAAAGTTTGCCGCCAGAACAGTTGAAAACAATAATTGAACAGCTTGAGAAGCTGAAAGGTGAAAAACTAGACAGAAACCCTATCAAGGGAATTGTTGAAGCTTTTAAAGACTTGAAAAATGCAAAACTAGAAGATAAGCAAAAAGCTATAGCAGACCTCGGTGCAGCATTTGAAAAAAATGCAGAAAAAATAGATAAATTCAATTCTGCTTTTGGAGAAGTTTCTTCTATGCTTTCATCTTTCGGTGTTGATGTGCCAGAAGAAATTTCTGAATCATTAAATGGAATGTCTCAAGCTTTCAGTGGTGCAGGAGAATTTGCATCATCTTATGCTACAGGTAATGTTTTGGGTATGGTTACAGGTGGAATGAAAACTATTGCCGGAATAGGCAATACCATCGGTAGCATATTCGGCATTGGCAATAAGAACAAGAAGAAAGAACGTGAAATCCAACGGCAAATAAAGAATATAGAATCACTTGGTAGGGCATACGATGAGTTAAAGGAGAAGATGGAAGCCGCTTGGAGTGCAGATGATCTTCGTACACAAACCAAAGATACAATAGCCAATTTAGACCAACAGATTGAATCATATGAAAATATGATTAATTCAGAAGAGGCAAAGAAAGATTCTGATAGAGGACGTATTGATGAATGGAATGATGCTATAAATGAACTGAAAAAGACAAGACAAGAAATTTTAGACCAACAGAAATTAGAATTAGGAGGTATAGGTGGGGAGTCAGAATATAAGGATGCCGCCTCTTCATTTGTTCAAGCATGGATGGATGCTTTCAATGAAACAGAAGATGGACTAAAAGCTCTTAATGAAAACTTTGATAGTTTTATTGAAAATCTTATCGTCAAACAAGCTACAATGAGACTTGCGCAAGGGCGTTTGAAGGAACTGTTTGAGAAAATAGATGAATCTGTTACAGAGGGGAGCGTAGGAGGGATTAACCTCACTAAAGAAGAGCTTGCAAACATCCAGGCTCTTGGAGAAAGCGCATTGAAAGGATTAAATGAAGATTTGCTTGCGCTTATGGAAACATTAGGATACAAAGGCACAAGTGTAGGGCAGAAATCTGAATTGTCGGCACTTACTCAAAGTATACAAGGTGTATCAGAAACCACAGCAGAAGCTCTTGAAGCATTACTTAATTCTATTAGGTTCTTTGTCAATCAACAGACAACTGACATAGCCGCAATCAGAGTGCTATTAGAAGCCCGCTACAGCTTAGAATCCCAATCGGGCGAATCTAACCCCATGATTGTTGAGTTGAGGGTGCAGACGAGGTATTTGGAAATCCTTTCGGACAGGATAGACCGTGTGTTTGCACCAAGTCCAAATTCCAAGGGGCCAGCCTTGCGCGTTGTAATGCAGTAGTCTTTAAACCAATTCATACAAAAAGGCACTCCGCTTGCGATAAGTAGAGTGCCTCTTCATTTGAAACGTTGGTCGAAACCTCAACGCGCTCTTATGCTAATTGTGGCAATTAGTCCATAATCATTATTATTCATTGTTCTCTGAACGAACAACGTCCTGAAAACTATTAATCACATATCCAACCGATATGGTGGTTTCATAATCTTCTGGCATTTCGTATGATTCTACTATGCGGGTAAAATCATTATCAACAATGTATCTTACAGTAGTAAGTATAGCATATCCACCACGGCTTTTAATCCTAAACTTTTGGTCTATCATATATCCGTCGTAATAGTTTTTTCTTATTAGGTCTTCATAAGCATCACCAATGTCCCCAAATTCCTCACGATACTTTCTTATCAAATCATATACATCGTATCTATCATTACCTTCCAAACAATTAAATGATGTGTGAGTTTCATTGTATTCTTCTATTATCTTTTTCGCAACAGATATTGCATTAAGATTGCAATGTATAGAATTACATTTATGAACTTTTGTGCTTACGGGTTTATAGCTTTCATAATCATAGGCGGTTTGTTCCATATATTCATCTATCAAATCTTCGCCTTTTGATTGTTCGGACTTGCACGACACCAAAGCCAACGCGAATGCCGCTAATAATAAAATCTTCTTCATAATAACATAATTTTAATTGTTAGTCAATGAATCAATATATACGCAATCTTCCCAATATTTAGGGACTCGCAATATTTCAAGTTCAGCCATCATCATAACCTCCATTAGAAATGTCATAAAAAGATTCGTATAGTCGTTTAAAAACACATTCGTCAAACTCCACTACCAGTTCGTTGCTTATACCAATATCTAAAAGGTAGATATATGCGTTATTGGCTATATAATCAATACACTCATGTGTATCACACTCAGCAGATATGCTACAAATATCTTTCTTGAAGTCCATAAGGAACGTATATATTGCATTCCTTATTCTCGGATTAAGTTCATGCATATCCTCGTCTGACAAATACTTCCAATGAAAATCTTAAATTCCATTTCTAATATGAACAGCGATAGCTTTTGCAAGTCTGTTTTTATCATTTAGCACTTCACTTGCAACGTCCTTTATAAAATCAAGAGCTGATTTTACAATTTTCTTTTCATATTTCATTTATCTTTCTTGTTTAGTAATCTATCCTCTGTCTGTTCCAGTGTTTTCTTTTTAATATTAAGTTGATGCTCCACTATCAAATCATAATCGCAATGAGTATCACCACTTTTTATTGTTACAACAAAAATTTCCAAAGAAACAAGAACCAAAAATAAAATGCAATAAAAAGTAATAGACAAAAAACTACTGGTTATAACCTCCCATGTTGCATTTAATTCTTCTATAAAACCAACTTTCCTTTTTGCAAAATCTGAACGAACCTCCTTATCTACTACACTCTTGTTCTCTTGAAGTTTTTTTAATTGTTCTTGATAAATAGCAAGTTGATTTTCATTAGCTTTTGTTTGCGCAGATATTGGATTTTCCATACTTCTTGTAACTACATTTGTAGTTTTTGTTTTTATGGGATTACCTTTATCATCAACGCCTGCTACAACCTCCTTGTTATCAATGTCTGTAACTTTTATAACAGGATTCTTTTGTAACTTTTCATATAATTCAACATTTATCCGTCCAATAGAATCTATAGCCTCTGTAAGAATCTTAATATCAGTATTATACATTTCTAACCTGTAAGATATAGCCTTCTGAATCTGTTTCTCCCTATTTTCATCCACCTTTATTCCTAAGTCATTTTGAAAAATAATTTGGTCAAATATAAAAGCACCGAGGAAAGACATAAGAACAGCTAATATAAACCTAAACACATAAGACCATGTTGGTTTACCAACAGCTAAAATGATAATACGTTCTATACATAAAACAATAACCATAAATGCAAAAGACACAGCGCACTTCCCGTACATTGAATCTATATTAATATACTTGTCCGCAAAGCAAAATCCTATTGTACCCCATAATATCATCATTATAGTAATGGCAGAAGTAAGCCTTTTAAATGTACGATGGCTTGCCTCTCCACAGTCTTTCAATATGTCAACTCTCCAACCTATAAGAAAGCATCCTATTTTAGTAAGTATTCCCATAAACTATTATCTATTTATAAAAGATTCGGATTTTGCAGCCACTCCTTTTAAAAAACCCCTTTCATAAGAAGCTATCATATTCATCATCTTTTTGTCTTCTCTGTCAAGAGACAATTCCATATCGTTTATTTTTTTAAGATGTTCATTATAAGTATCTCTTCTTGCTTTCAAAGACATAGAAGAAGTAGTCAACCCTTGAATATCCACAATATCAATTTGCACATTTATATCTCGAATGTCACTTTCATATCTTAAACGAACTTGCTCAAATAGCATTTTAAGCCCATTCTTAATAATTTCCTTCTTCGACTCTTTGTACGCCATATCTGCATTGCACATCGCATCACTATATCCTTCTTGCTCATAATCATCTTGTATGTAAGCATAAATTGCATCAATAGGCATACCTGTACCATATTTTATGGTCATAGCATTGCTTTCTAGAATTGGTTCTGAATCATCAACAAAATCCTCTCTTTTAATTTCTGGCAGAATTTCTTTACTAACATCCTCCACATTTGGCAACCCAACAACTCCAGTGTTATTAATTTGGTCGCTCTTCTTTAAAAAGTCAAAAAGTCCCATGTTTATTTATAGTTTTAGTTGGAATATCAAATTTTGCGTGTCCTCTTTGGTGACAAGAACTGCATAACGTAATAAGATGCTTATCATTATACTCCCATGGTGGAAATTTCCTCCCGTTTTTATCAATATGATATTGTTTATGATGTACAACCAGATTCTTTTCACTTCCACATATTGCACATTTATATCCATCTCTTTCTAATATATGCGTTCTCTTTTCACGCCATCTTTCATCAAACAGAAGTTCTCTGTATGACCCGTGATTAGAATATCGTTTCATCTTCTCAGCCCCTTTCTAAAGCTACTGTTTGCATTCCTTGAACTTTTCATAAGTCCACCTTTTGCAACCCAAATGACAACTGCAATAAAAAATAGTATGTCCATAGCAACGTTACATTTTAGTTAAACGTCGCAAAATTACCACATAATCTACAATGGAGCAAAAAAAGAGGCATGTTAGAAAGCAAAGTGCCCATTAACGCTAACTCTAAGGACCCGGATTTACGTGTAGTTATGCAATAAAAATGAAGCGGTAGGATGTTCTCTTACCGCTTCATACGTATGATAAATCTGTTATTATTTACTTCCGTGGTCGTATATATCACCGAATTTAGCTTCTATGAATATAGGGTATATCACACAGTCCATTATTAGACATACGAAAGGGCGGTTATCGCCACTATATCTGAAAACAGCAAGTTCTTTAATATCCTCTGTGATTATTGCAGGAAGGGATGTTGGCTTCAACTGTTTGATTGGTATCATTTCAAAACCATACTGGTGTTTCCCGGAAACGTTTATATCTTTCCAAGTAAGACAGCACAATTTTTGCATCCTCGTTACAAAATCCTTGAACACACTATTATCACATCCTTTTAAAGATGTTTTCATATCCAAGTACTTAAAGCAGAAAAGAGGTTCTTTGCTTCTCGCATCAACCTCTTTTTCTTTTAAATTAGGCTTTACATCTTTATGCTTTAACTTAAACTTGCCACTCATTTATGCTTCAATTTGTGTTTTGAAAAACGCCATCATCTTATCACGGCTTATTACAGAGTTTATTTCCGTGGTTTTCCAAGGAGATTCTTCATGTGTCATTTTCATCAAGGCTACAGCAGAAAACTGGTTGTATTCCTCATAAACATTGTTGAAAAGTTCTTCTTCATCATCTGATAAAGATATACCTTCTTTTGAAGTCGATATAGAATTGGATTCAAACGATTTATATTCCTTATATACAGAAGGGACAACCGGCCCATATTGCCAGGCAACAATATCCTCGTCAAACAATGGTGTTCCAAAATATGCCAAATGGAAACCTTGTTGGTAATACATCATCTTCTGCAATTTCAGATTTGATATAGTATCACCATGTTCCAAATCTGTTTTGGATATAATTTTATTTGCGATGTCTAATGCTTTGTATGCCATAATACTAATGAGTTATTTGTAAAAAAACAAGGGGTAAGCATACCTATTATTCAAGGATAAGCTGCAAATACAGCTTTAAGGTATGCGTAGCCATGAGCGTAATTATGATGCAAATATAGAGGCTAAAATTTGTATTGCAATGGATTTCTTATTTAATTTATACATGTTTAATAGCATATTATAAAAAACGCTGCGACAATACACAATGCCCCCAAAGAAAGAAATCATCGCTACTTATACCTTCCTATCACTACTTGATTGATGCAATCGGCAGCAAAGCCTACCAAATAAGCTTGTGCCTCATCATTGTAAAAATCACCTTTAACACCAATGTCAGAAAAAATAAAGGAAGATACATGAAGAGCCTCATGCGCTATGTCCTTAATTCCCATTTTTTGTTTTATATATACAACAACACCTAACCAATCACCGTCTTTTATCGAGGCTCTAAACGTAATAGCCTTGCATGATTTTAACATATCCTCAACCTCTTCAGATTCTTCGATATAAAAAGTGCGTTCTATATCTTTAAAAGAGCCTCCCTTTACAACCCATAGCTTACGTGGGTATATGGTAAGCTCAAACTGACGTATCTGAAATTTACTGTTCATAGCTCCACTTTCACCTCAACCACATACTCTTTGCCAACTTCACGACCTAATTCGTCATAAGAAACCCTACGGACAAATCCAACATCAGAAACTTGAACTCCGGTTTCATCCTCAAACCCATTCAGAAGAACAGCTATCTTTTCGCCCAACTCCTGTTTCTTTTGCTTTATCTCTTCAACATTCATGTCAATTGTCAGTTTTCAAATATATATTCTTCAATTCGTCCTTTTTTAAAGATCCGTACTTTATCGCACGGTCTATACGCTTACGGGCATTACCATCCTTAGATTTTGCACTATTTTTAGAATTATCCTTAGATATAATCAGTTTAACCAACTCGTTCAAAGGGATAGGCTCTGCAACAGCTCTATCCCAAATAGAAGTGAAAAAATCTTTTGCAGGTTTTCCCATAAGTAATTTCTTTTCCGTTTCATCACCAACCTTTTCAAAATGAAGGTAAGGTTCCGAAATAATATTGAAATATGGCAGGAGCGACTTTTCATCCGGTTCACTCACCATGCGAGTTTTTAGTAGTTTTAGATAACGTCCTCCATTCCTTGTACGTCCTATGGCAAACACCCCGTCCGCAAAGTTGGAAAGAAGCTTGCTCCCTGCCATATTGGTTTTAGACAAGGGCTTCCATTCCTCAATCTTAGGCGTATGCGCTATTACCATGATACTGATTTTCAGCTCACGCTTCAATCTTGTAAGACCGTCCATAATAGCACCTGCGAACTCCGCTTCTGCTGTCTGCGTAGAAAGATAGGAAAGATTATCAAGTATCATAACCTTTGCACCTGTATCAATCAGCTTGTCTTTTATGCCGTCAATCACGTTCATGTTAAAATCTTCGCTGTCCACTTCTTCCGATATGGTGCATCGGATAAGCGACTTCGGGAAATCCGCATTGCAGTACCTTCTTGCAAGCTGCCTGTCCGATAACTCAAAGTCGAAGTACAAAACGGTTTGAGGACTTACCTCCACCTCCGTACATTCGCTTTCCCCTTTGGCTATCTCGTAGGCTATCTGCGTGGCAAGAATGGATTTACCTATTCCGCTATCGGCAAATAAGAATACAAGCTCGTTCTCCCACCAAAAATCGCCCCAAAGCCTATGAATAGGAGGCTTCTTCTTACCGCCCTCAATGACTGACTGCATATCGGAAGAGCTGAACAATGGTATTTGTTCAACCATATCTCCATCATCGGGAATATCGCTACCTATTTGCTCAAACCGTTCTATGTCGGCTTGTATTTGCTCTTCTTCTATATAATTCATTGTTTTTTAAGCTCCGTTTTAGCGAATACTAAATTTTGTACTTCTTCTTCCCATATATCACCTTCGTTTCCTTCAAAGTCAAGGTAAACGGTATCATTCGGGCTTGCCCCATTGATGCTTGAAAATATTCCGACTATCTGCATGGGGATGGAAAGCCTTTCTCCCTGTGGGGAGCGGAATTTGATATGAACATAGTTGCCTATTTTTAAGTCTGTTGCTTTCATAATCTGATTTTTAAGCAAGGTGCGCCAGTATTAACCAACGCACCCGTTACTTTTTCTACACGTGGATATAGGCATGTTATTTAGCCCATTCGGACTTAGTTATACAATTCATTGACTTAAACCTGCCGGTCACTTTATTGTGACCGTATGAGTACACGTAGCAGATACCTTCTCCGGTGATATTTACAGTAGATCCACCTCCAACATACAGCTTGCACACATTCCCTTTTGAAACATGGAACTCAACCTTTGAAGCAAGCACCGTAGTAAGCGTGCAATCCTGCTCTATTTGCCCGTTAAAGTCCACATACAGGCACGAAGTATATCCATCCTTGCTCCGCTTCCATTTGCCATTAATATAGTCAGAAAACGTTCGTTCCATATACTGAATATCCATACCGAATCCAAAGCTATGAGCATCTGTCAACAGCTCCACACCGTTTGAATCCAAAGCTATATCCATTAACGCTTCCTTACTTGTAGCTACGTCCCATTTATTCTTATATCCAGTGCAAAGACCGAGCATCATGACATTACGTTTAAAAGAAAGTAAATCATTCATAAAATTGGGAATTTTTTTAGTTCAACTTCTATAAGCTCTTTTATCATCATTACGGCATTGTCCGAATCAGGAATGCTCTTATAAGTCTTTACGGACCGTATAATGTTCCTGCTGCTAATTTTTGAGTGTTTGGCAATATTACCGTATGAGATTCCGAACCTGTTATGCAATACGGCAAAAACTGCACCTCTCGCAATCCTCCCTGTAAGAATAATGTTTGTCCTTCCTTCATAGATAGTTGAAGGATATACAGGGTCCTGATTGCAGAATACTTTATTTACGCAATCACACACGATACGCTCAACTTTTCTTATAACGCCCGATTTTAAAGAATCCTTTTCTTCTGACATACTTTTCTAGTATTTTCTTTTGGTCTTCATTAAGTATTTCTCCGCATATATACATGTTTCCAATAACAGCCTTCTTAAAGTCTGTCACCTTATTACCTATGCTTAGTCCAAGTCCACAATCAATACCTTTATATACAGCAGGAATAAGCACATGAGTATTTATCTTTCCTTTTACGGGTATTGCATTAATTTCAAACTTGACTTGTCCATGTCTTATCCGTATGCCTCCAGTTTCCCAGTCAGGCAAGAATATACCCTTAGTAACTTCCCCGGTTTCCTTGTCCTTGAAAGATACCCACTTCGCACCCGGATGATTACCTATATTGATATAGATACGGTAAGTATTATCAGGATTATACCTGTCTTTCCTCGGTTTCAACACTTCCATCGAATACCTCCTTAGCCTCTTCTGCCATGATAACCTTCTGCTCAAATTCAGCATTCGCCTTTAAATCTTCTTCAGGTGGCGTAGTGTTCATTGCTTTATTCAAATCTTTCATCTGACCTTCCATCCACTTCATATAATTTTCGGCTTCTTTCTGCGCTTCATTAATATCTGTGAACACAGCCATAGGCTTGATAAGGTTCGCTTCGGTAAGCACCTTCATACCGTCCAAGAACTCCTTGTTGGTGGAAGTAGTTTTCCCGAACATTTCATTCTCTTTGTCTTTGATGGATTTCTTGAAGTCCACCATATACTTCAACCACGCATAGAGAGATGTTTCATGTGCCACACCGTCCAATCCCACAGCGTACGGGGTAGTGAACACCCGGAATCCTGTGTAGTTCTTAAAACAGGCATATCCTTTCGTGATTACAATCTCAAACGAGCCGAAGTTTTCTCTCTCCAACACATCACTTTCTTTGATGATGAACTCAAATCCTTGTTGTTCCTTGTTATTTGCCATACCTTATTTCTCCGTTTTAGTCTTTCTACCTCTCTTCGGTCTGAACGCTGTTTTAGCGTCCTCGACCTCGATAACACACTCTCCTTCGTCCTCAATTGTCGCCACCGCCTCATTCTCCTTCAACACTTCCTCAACAACCGGATTAGCCGCTTCCTCCGCTTCATCAACAACAGACTTCCCGAATCTAGGCTTCTCCTGGTTCATGTTCAGCTTCTGCATATCCATGGCGTACTGCAACTGGTACACCTTGAACTTCTCATCGTCCGAATCAATGATGTCGTCCGCTGCATCAGCATAGTGCATGGCGATAGTTCGTCTGTTTGCTTTCATAGCCATTCCCAACGCCTCTTCATCCACGTACATATACGGATGGATGGAGATAAGACCATCAATGGGAGAAAGCCGCCCGAATGTCTTCTTGTACTGGATAAGTCCGTCAGCCCTTTGTTCAACAATGGCATAGGCATTCATAAGGTTTTTCTTCTTGATAAGGGCGATAGCCAATATCCAAGTAAGCCCCAGTTCGGGATTGAGCTTCTTGGGCAAATCCTTGCACTTCGCAAAGGTCAACGCTTCTGATAGGGTTTCTGTCTCTAAAAACATATTATATATGGTTTATTGTTGTTTAAAATAAAATTATTATATGCTTAGTACTTATTTGTAAGCCTTGTAAACCTTCACAAAATCAGCCTTCTCCGAATAATATCCGTTGGAAGTACCGTACCATTTGATAGTAGCCATTCCTTTGATGGTATGCAAGTGGTAGAAAGTCCAAGTAGCGCTTGCATCCGCATCTTCACGAATCACATCGCTTGCATCATTACAAACCTCTTCTGCCTTCAATATAGGAGAGCCTATCAAGTCTTCAACATCACCACAAACATCGTCAATAGACACAACCTCACAGCAATCTTGTTCGTGGTACATAATAAACTTCGTACCATCCGAGCATATAAATGTAGCTTCTTCCGAATCTTTTTTAAGTCCATCTATACATGTTATAGTCTTTCCAACCAATTCGCTTATACCACATTTTTCTTTCGCAATAATCTCCGTCAGAGGTTTGCCAATACGTTCAAAATAATCTTTCTCGTCTTGTTCTGTACAAGTATGGCGTTGGTAAGCGAGAAGGTCATCAGATATAAATGTCAAATATTGAATATCATTACGGCTAACAACCTCTCCATTCAATATTTTATGTAGAGTGTCATTTAATCTTGTGGCGAACCAGATATCCTCTACAATTCTGTTATCTACAATCGGATTCTTCATATCATTATATATTTATGTTTCAGAAAATTGTTCGTCATATCCGAATGAATGTCCGTACACGTTCTTGAAAGTAAACGTCACTTCCTTATATTTCTGCCCGTAAAGGGTATCGCTTTTAGGCTCTGTGGCTCCTGAGAGGTACATCAGGACCTTTCTCTTCCTCGCTGTATCACGGTAGGCAATCTTAGAACCGGTAATGAAAGCCATAAAGTCACGGTAAGACTTATCATCCTTGGTATCATCCTCCAAGAATATCAATGTCAGTTTTATAGTTGTCTGCTTGTGTGCCGGTGTGCTGGAAACATACACTTCCGCCTTGCTTGTCTCGGCAAAATCCTCTGCATACATATTTGTAGGCTCTCCATACGAATTAAGACCTGTACATTCTTTATACCTTAAACCTGGGAAATCTATTTCCAAGTCTTTCCAACCGGCACCAAGCTCGCCATAATGCATCATATAAAACTTGTATTCATTCATGTTGTTCTATTATAATACACGCAAATATAATAATTTAAATTCATATATTAAAGCTTTACTTTAATATTTATCACTGTGATATATTTAAATCCGCTTTAATATTGAGCTTTTAATCTTAAAAGTAAAAGAATACTTGAAATATACCTTGTATTGCATAGTACTACCTCATTGCATATTAGACATACCCTATATAAATAAAGGAAAAATGTCTAATCCAAAACCCATAAAAAAGAAAGTAACATAAAGAAAAAAGTGAGCGACAGCGAACACCGCTCTCCCTTTTATTATGAATATAATGAAAGGGGTTCATACACATACTGCATAGAGAAGCATCAACGTAAAACAATAACTCGTATAAGATAATAATATTATATTACAGCTTGTGTATCTTGATTTAGATAAAATATTCAAACAATCAGAAAGAGAGAAAAAATCAGAAAAAAAATAAAAAAAATGAGAGAGAGGACGGATGTTTACGGTTGCACTGGTGTACGGGGGGGAGGGGTATAGCGCGTTCATGGTTGTACTGCCTGTGTTGTACTACAACGGTTTATAACGCTCGTTTGCTTCGTTGCATATGGCTTTAATATGCGCGATATAGGCGAATAAAGGTAAACACGATACATTGTGAAGATGAAAATATAACGCCATATAAAAGCGTTATATTGGCTTATAAACGTATGTTATGAAGCATGTATTTATTTATAATTGCTTACAAAATATCATGTGTTTTATTTGATATTTTGATAAAAAAGTGTTATCTTCGCAATGTGAAAGGAAAGGTTATATATTCAAGTCCTATTCTTTCACAGGGGCAAACGTTAACGCCCCAAAGCGTGTTATTAAATGCTGAGATAAAAAGAGAGCCTTAATACTGGTAATATTAAGACTCTCATAAGTTGGAATACTTAAAGTAAGTACTCTCCAGGAACGGAGGCAAAAATACTTCTTTAACTTCTTACTTGCAAATATTCTCCCATTTAATTTTTGATTTGTTGATGCGGTTATAAAAAAAAGGTGTAACAGTTGGAAGCCTGCTACACCTGAATAGGTGGAATAATCCACCGAAAGCGGCTAACTTCCATTAGCCTATAAAACCGTTCGTTTATGGAAATTAAAGTCTGTATTCGTGTTTGGTTCTTTAAGCCTTTGATTATAATGATCAAGTTTTAAAGTTCTCAAACGGTGGGTAATGTAAGGCGTTACCCGCCAACGGTTTTTAATTCCATGGCGCAAATATAGCCGTAATTCTTCAATAATCAAAAATCACGCTGTAATGAATTGAAATATTAACATTAAACATTATAGCATTATGAAGACTTTAGAAAGCATTTTTTCAGAAATTAAAGGAACCGGCGTAATCACTAAACAACAATTGCAGTTGTTAAAAAATCGATCTAACAAGCAGCAACAAGACGTTATAGATTATGATTGGTTGGAAAGTATTGGAAATGGCTACGGCATTCCATTAACAGAGGAACAAGGCGTTCAGGGGTTGATCTGGTTAAAGAAGTTCATCAAGAAGAACGGAGAAAGCAACGTATACGGATATAGAGAACTCGAAATAATTGGTAATTCTTCCCCTTCTGATTTCGTTTTCAAGGGGTTTTATGATGCCGGCAACGGTTGGGTTAAAACCTTCCTACCTATCTACCAGCTCAACGGGATGGAATATATTCCCATGAAAGAACCCTATATTATAGGCTGACAATAACGGCCCTATACATCAAATCATTTATCCACATAAATAACAATGTTATGAAGACAACAAGAAAAGAAATATATCGCATCTACGGGAAAGAAAGTGTAATATCATTAGGTTATTGCCAAATACAAAGTATAGTAAACTATCTTACAAAGATAGGGCATACCGAACGTTTAGAAGGTTGGGCGGCTGATATATACGAATTACCAAAGCCGTATAATAATATAGTTGTCTGCACTGGTTACGCTCCATTCGGAACGAGCAGCGAAAAAACGCGTAAAGTGTGCGAACGATGGGAAAAACTATATTATAACTACGATTATACGCAACGCAAAAGAATGGTTAAACGATTTGCGCGTGAATTACACAAAGCAATTAACGACAAATAAAACAGCGTGTAATATGTTCGGCGTTATGTTGCTATTATTCGGTTCTGTGATATTCATTTCCGGCACCGATCCCAAAAAAATAAAAGACTTTATAAACAATAGTGATGAATCAGATAAATTTTAAAGGGTATGAAAGAATATAAGTTAACAGTAGAGTTTCACAATGGGGCGCGTTATTGCTATTACGGCAAGACAAAGGAAGAAGCGTTAGCAGCGTTTAAAAAATCGTTTGGCAGCTTTAAAGGCTTCGTAAAAAAAGAGTGGACGATAGAACAAGATTAACCAATGTAGGAAGGCGGAGCAACACCGCCACTGGGAACTATTTATTAACTTAAACAATAAAGAATATGAATTCATTAAAGAAGATTTCATTTGATTATTTCAACGGACAAATAATAACATCCGAAAAAGTGAACAATTACATACAGAAACTATGGCTTGATGGCAACGAGTTTAGCCAAATAGTGAAAAAAATAATCAATACTGAATTAATGATTAAGGCAGTAAAACAGTGCAAAGAATTTATTATATCTTGCATTGATATAGATATAGACAGCAAAGAAAATACAATGCAAATAATATACGGTTTTATCGATTATTTGCAATGCATATATGACAGATTAGAAAAACTATGTAAGCAATCAGGGCAAACGGCCGTACTTGAATGTGAAATTTGAATAGAAATATATTGCCACAATTAGCATAGATACATTGTTGGGGTTTTTTGCCAACATATCATCTTATGACACCCCGGCAGTAATACGGCTGCCGGGATTGTGGAAAAAGGATATTAAAAACGAATCAATAACAATTATAAAGATATGAACAGATTAAAAAACGCCATTGAGTCAGGGAAATTCGCATGGGAAAAGTATCTGAACGGCAAGACATGGAACGGCATAATGCTGCGTACACAACCATTATTTTGCTGTTACGGGCAAATAGGTTATCAAGTGTTTGTGTACGACCGTGAACGCCATGCAGCCACATTTACATACGATTGGGAGAGACAGCAAATCAAATTTTCTAATAACTAAAACAAGGAGAAATGGAGTATGTTTTTTATATGCGTTATCGTGTGGCTTGTAGTGGGTTGCATGAAGGAAATGACAGGAAATAACGGTTTTTAAACCGAATTATCCGCCAAAGGTTGAAAGCCTTGCAAGTGGTGCAAGTTCCACGGGCGGAACTATTTACTAACTTAAAAACAAAAAGATTATGGAAAAGAATTATTTCATTCAGATTAACGAAAAAGGACGTAGTATAATGCTTCAACCATGTAACGCATTAGAAGCTATAAGGTTGCTAAACTTCTACAGCGATGAGATAAACCTGCTTAAAGAAACACAAGAAGTTACAAGCGTAGAACTGTATAAGATTGGCGAATCATTGCCGAAACGAATTTTAATCTAAGGAGGGCTAATTTATGGGAAAGATATATGCTTATCACCGCTTTTCAACGGACGAACAAGACGCGCAAAGCCAGAGAAATATAATAGCAAAGTATGCCGAATCAAAAGGGCTGCAAATTGATGAGATTATTTCCGATGAAGGGATAAGCGGAAGCGTTTCATACAAAAAAAGAAACCTATCCGAATTGTTGTCAAAGACGAATAAAGGAGATACTATTATTGTGTCGGAAGTTTCACGCCTTACAAGAGGTGGAATTATCGAACTTAGCGATATGATAGCCGAATTTTTCGCCCCAAAGGGTTTGCGGTTAATTATATCAAATGTAAATCTTGATATTGATTGCTCGGACATGAATCCGCTTATAGAACTGCAATTATCCATGATGGCAACTTTTGCCAAGATAGAACGGCTTAATATAAAGAACCGTACTAAAGCTGCATTAGAAGCAAGAAAGAAAAAGATAGAGCAAGAAGGCGGCTTTTACTCTAAATCGGGCAACTGGTGTACCTCTTTGGGGGGCACAACAACCGGACAGGCGAAAGGCGGTAAGGTAAATGGCGAAAAAAGAAGAAAGGAAGCGATGAACGATGAAAAGAACAATATGATAGCCGCTATGTTGGAGGGGTGCAATACTCCGCAAGATATTGACAAGGTAGTTGAACGACTGAACGCAAGAGGCATTCGCACACATAGTGGCTTAGAATTTACCCGAAATCGCTTAACCGCGCTCAGAACGAAAATAAACAGGCGTGCGGAATATGCACAAAGCGTATTATCTGAATGAATGTTTAAAAACATGCCTTCTTTATTAATGTAATATTTTGCATTGTCAAGATAAACATTTATATTTGCAGTATCAAATAACACAATAGAACCGGCGGCAACGGATAAGCGGCATTAAGCAATGAGAACGTATTTTGCGAACTTTAAGGCCAATAACGGCACGAGTCTTATGGAACCATTACAGGTACTAACAAATCGGTGTTAATAAAAGATATTAGGCATATTGCGGAAGCTAACCGCTTTGCCGGAAATGAATGTAGTTGGTCCGTGTTCATCAAAGAGGGTGACAACTATATAAGCATCGCCCGTGGAGGTATGTGGCCGGATGGTTCTAGATGGCGGGACAATACGCCTGAGATACTATAATTTGGTAACTATAAACAAAAATAGGGCAGCGAAAAAATCGCTACCCTAAATGTTGAATTGTGATTTAAGTCACAATGACATTTTTAATGTCGTTTCAATCCACGCCCGAAGGCGACTAATATCATTTCTGATATGCGGTGCAAAGGTACGTGTTTTTGAATTAAGAAACAAGCAATTTTCAATGTTATAAAATATAAGATTATGAACTCATACAATATCTACGAAGAGAATCATTATGAAACTGTACTTTATCACGCAATTGCGCGTGACGAAGATCATGTAAGAGAGCTAGCAGAAGAAGCGGGTATTAATCTTGAAGGGTTGACCATTGACTTGGAGCGTTCTAACGTTAAGGACCAGATGGGAAGGCCATACAGCGCAATGATTGAAGATGCAGTTGTAAGATGATGAATGAGAGAGAACGAATCGGTAAGCGTATTGCCGAGCTCAGAAAGCAAAAGGGATTGTCCCAAGCGAGATTGGCAGAGCTGGTCAGTATAAACCAGGGTCACATAGCACGAATAGAACTTGGTAAATATAGTACAGGTATAGATATCCTTGCGAAGATAGGGTATGCACTAGGTTGCAGGATTGATTATATAGAAAACTAAAAAAATGAAAACATTAGAAGAACTCAGAGACTTTATCAATCGAGAAATAAACTTTGTATCTTTGGATATAATTTTTAAAGTAGTTGATTTAGTCATAGCTGAAAACGGATGGACCGATGAACGTCCCAGTTCTCAATACGGTATATGCAATGATGGTGTACGTATCCTTTTCTTTGATTTGGAAATGGTTGCTGTAATCAATGCCATTGACGACTCAGTTTAAAACAAACAGTTTCAGCAAGTAGGGCTGTATAACTCTTGCTGAAACTGTTCTTCCAATTCAGGTGTTAAAGTCTAATCTTACTTTCTAGCAAATCAAATCCTTTTTCCACTTCGGAATTAAGAACTTTCGCATAAACTTGTGTAGTGCGAATGTTTGTGTGTCCAAGCATTTTGGCAACAATTTCAATAGGCACACCATTGTTCAGGGCAAAAACGGCAAAAGTATGTCGTCCCATGTGTGTGGTTATATTCTTATCAATACCTGCGTATTGAGCGACCACCTTTAATGAGACATTATATTTTTGATTGGATATGATAGGTAGCTTATAGTCATACTTCTTCAATATTTCGATTGCCGGAGTAAGAAGAACTATTTTATAATCCTCATTGGTCTTTTTTCTTCTGTCGGATACAATATATTTCCCATTCCTTTCCTCGACATCCTTTTCGAAATTGAATTTCTCAAAATCAGCATACGCAAGTCCAGTGTAGCATTGAAAAAGAAATAAATCACGTATCCGGTCTATTGATGGCATATTAATTTTACAAGTACGGATCATTTTTAGTTCTTCTTCTGTAAGATACTTCCGCTTCTCAAATCTTCCGCGTTCAAAATGCAAACCAACATAAGGGTTTTCATTCAATAAACCGAACTTCATTGCCTCATGCAAATAACGCTTTAAGCGTTTATGATAGTTATAGATTGTAGGTTGAGAAATCTCCTGTTGATGCAGGAATTCATCGTAAAGCGTTATATTCGCTTTTGTCAGGTCATCCATGTAATTTAGCTTTCCGAACTTTTCTAACGATTGTAGCAAAGTTCTATGCTGTTTTCGCGTGCTTTCCTCAATGTCTGTCCTATCCTCTATTCTTGTGCGAACAAAATCAATAAACGAATCCGAATGGTTGGATTTCTCCAAGAATGCGTTAAGTTTTTCAAAGTCGAATTGCTGGTCATTTCTAAACAAATCAAGAATAAAATCATTTAATTTGCTCATCATACCATCAAGCATCGCATTTAACTGGATTGAGTGTACGGAATTAACTACCTTCTTTTTTTCATTCCATTGGTCAGCGTATAGTTTCACTGATGTCCCAATCCATTTCCGTTTACCTTCTGATGTCACTTCAATCTGAACCAGACCTTTTTTGTTTCTTGTGGCGACATGCTTTCTGTCGAACACAAACCTCATTGTTGGATACTTCATACTTTTTGTTTTTTAATGTGAATCACTGGTTGTAATCGAACAGAATCACGAATTTTTATGTATACTGTTAAATAATGCATGTATTGGTTTAATAAATAAAAAAACAGCATTTATTCTATTTGGTATCATGTTTTTGGGTATCATTTGATACCTTTGATACTTTATCGGTATCAAAAATAATACGTTTGATGCATTACTGTGCATGATTGTGCACTAATAAACGTTAATAAAAACGAGTTGTAAATGCTTATATTCCAATATATTACATTGTAATTAGCTGATATACAATAAAAAAGGCGATTACCGAAGTAACCGCCTTTAGTGATTCCGCTGCGATTCGAACGCAGGACCCACGCCTTAGAAGGGCGTTGCTCTATCCAGCTGAGCTACGGAACCATCCTTGTTTGCGGGTGCAAAGATAATAGCTTTTATCAAAAGTTCCAAAAATCTTAGCAACTATTTTCGCTCATAAC